TCAGCCGGCATGCGTCCCTTCCTTCTCCTGCGATTGAACGACCCGCGCGTCGGTCGCTGCCGATTCCCGGTGTAGCCGGAGCCGATCGTGCAGCGGGCGCGGATCGCCGGCCAGCGCCTTCTCGGCAGCCTTCGCCCAAGCCTCCGACGCCTGCGTGTTCTGCCGGGTGCGGAGCGCTAGGAGCCGCTCGCGATGAGCATTCACGTCGGCGCTGCCAACGAAGGCCTTAGCCAGCCCGATCAGGAACGAGATCTGACCCTCGTCGAGCCGGCCGGTGGCGTTCCACTGCGTCTCGACCTGCTCCAGCCGGCGGCCCGTAAGGTCATAGATGACCGGCGTCACGCTGCCCTCCCGCTCGTGTCCTCGGTCGGCCGCTCGCCGCGCTCTGCCAGCGCCTCGAGGTCCGGGATCATCTCGGCGCGGATCTCGCGCTGGGTGTAGCTCCAGCCGGGCAGCAGGGCATGGATGTAGCGGCCGGTCTTGCCGTTGATCCGGTGGAAGCCGGGCAGGTTCGCCCAGCTCTCCCACCATTCGCCGCGGCGCGGGCGCGCGAGGTCGACATGCGCAGTGCTCTTCGCGCCCATGGTCGACGGGTCTGCGATGACCGCGCGCAGGGCCCGCGCCGCTTCACCCGCGCGGCGGCGCTCGTCATCGGTCGGCGGCGGGAGTGGCTTCGGGGCGCGCTTCGTCATGCCGCCCCCGCGATGTCGAGCGCGTCGGCCGGGACCAGCGGCTGCCAGCGGATGAGGATGCCCTCGAAGGTGAGGACGTTGCCGCCCTCGGGCGGATGCTCGGCCCACCAGAAGCGGGCCATGGCCTCAAGGTCCGCGAACCCGTCCGCCCGGGCGAAAGCATCCATCTGGCTGCTGGTGACGAGGTATCGCTCGTCAACCTGCATCAGCTCGGCGGCGCCCCGCTTGGAGAAGACCAGTCGCACCGGCAGGACTTCGAGGCACCGGCTCTCACCAAGCCGCCGGCACTGCCGCGTCCGCATGCCGGTGAAGAGCTGCACGAGCTCACCGGGCCGGGCGTGGCGCTTCCGGTCAGCTCGGATCGTCTGGGCCTTCGTGCCGGCCAGGATCGGCGGACCGAACTGCTTTTTGAAGCTGTAGGCGACCATCAGAACCGCTCCTCCGGCATGCCATCGTGGGTCACGCCGTCGAGGAGTCGGCCGGCGGCCTTCTTGCCGACGCGCATGGCGAAGAAGCCGGACCCGGGTCCGTGCGGGCGCTCGCCGACCAGGATGTAGCTGCCCGAGCGGTGGCGAGCCGGATGCACATCCTTCGTCCCGAAGCCGCCGTTTAGGCTTGGGTCGTCGCGGTCCTGCCAGCGTGCGGCACGCCGGTCTCGGTCCGCGTGTGGCTCCTTCCAGCCGACGTAGATCTCGTTCTGGCCGGGCAACCACTCGCCCCATTGCTTGAAGAAGAAGGTCACGCCCTGCGCCGCGCACTGATCGCGCAGCGACCGGACCCAATCTGGGTTGAGCGGCCGCGCGCCGGGCCCACTCTCTCCGCCGACGATCACGAGGTGGATGCCGGACAGGTCCAGCTCGCCGAGGTCCTCGAGCAGCGGCTCGATCGACAGGAAGCGGACCGCGGCGGGGACCGCGCGCAGCTTGCCGAGGCGGTGCAGCCGCGCCCGATCCTCGATCGTCGTGCCGAGCCAGACGTGCCGCCACGGCCAGCGCTCGTTCCACGGCCGGTAGCCGGGCGCCGAGCTGTCCATCACCGGGAGCATCTTCGCGATGTTCTCCGGGCGCTTCGTCAGCACCATCCAGTCGAGGTGCCGGGCGCCGGCGATGACGGCCCAGGCGTCATGCCGCCACTCGGCCGGAACCTGGTTGTCGAAGAAGTCAGCGAGCGAGTTGGTGAACACCCGCTGTCGGATGCTGGCGGCGCCGCAGGCGGCGTCCCATTTCGCCGGCTGGCGCCACAGCGCGGCGCTGGTGCGGCGGCGCTCGCCCTGCCACAGGGCCGCGTTGCCGGTCCGCTTCGCCCAGCCCTCGGCATAGCAGTGGTCGCACGCGGGACTCAGCGCGGTGCAGCCGAGCCAGAAGTTCATCGTGTGGTGGGTCCACTCGATCTTGCTGTTCTCAGCCACGGGCGCCTCCCGTCGCGAGGGCGTCGAGCACGTCCTTCCGCCCCTGCTCGCGTGCGGCGGCCATGAGCTTCAGCACCTCGTCCTCTGTCGCGAGCCAAGCGGGCGGGTCGAACGCGGGCAGCTCCTCCTCGCCGCTGGTCTGCTCGAAGCCGTGCTGCTCGGCCGCCTCGAGCCAGAAGTGCCGTTCCTCGCTGCCGGCGGCGGGAACGGTGACGTCATCCAACTCCGGAGCATGCTTCGGCGCGGCTGCGGCCGACATCCCAAGCGCGATGTCGGCGCGGACGTAGGGCGCCTGCTCGGCACCCCTGGGCCAGCGTCCGTAGCTGTAGGTCGCCACCGGCAGGCCGCCGTCGGTCTCCTTCGCGAACCACACCCACTCCGGCTGCCCGGCCCGCTTCTCGTCGAGCAACCGCGCTGCGCCCCAGACCTGGGTGTCGACGCGCGGATCCGGCCGTTGCTGCGCGATCGCCGCCTTCATCGCGTCCAGCGCCATCTCCAGCAGCGCACGGCCGAACGGGACCTGCCCGGTGTCGCTCGCCGGCAGGCTCTCGGGCATCCACCGCTCGATGAAGCGAACGGCATCCTCCATGCTGGAGGCTCCGCGTTCCTCCTCCGGGATCTCGGCCCGGGACCGCGCGACCATGGCGCTGTAGATCAGCTCGCCCTCCGGGTTGGCGACCGGACCGCCCGGCGGGTTCGGGTGCGGCATGACGCTGGCCGCCATGAACCCGCGCTCGAAGGCCGCCCAGAGCGACCCCTCGGCGTACGGCCCGACGCACCAGCCCTTCGTGTTCTCGTAATCCCCCGTGGCGGTGTACGCCTTCCACGCCATCATCAGCGGGTGATCGTCGGGGACCTTCGTCATCAGTGCGCCCTCGCGCGTGATGGTGCTGGACTCGGCCATGCTGCTACTCCGCGGCTTCGGGGATGGGGCTGAGAGCGGCGGCGGCGACGTCGCGCGGCCACGCCCAGATCTTCATGCGGCGCCCGGATCGGCCGGTGCGCGCGTCGGTTCCGCCGCCACCGCCGCGACCGACCATCAGCCAGCCGTCGAAGCGGTAGAGGTCGCCCGAGTGCAGGGACTCGTCCTGGTAGGAGACCGCCAGCGCGCGGCCGTGGGCGACGGCGATCGCCGGGAACAGCATCTCGCGCCACAGGCGGAGCATGGGTCGGCAGAGACCAGGCCGGGCCGCGCAGAGGCGTACGAGCCCGACGCACGCCGCCCGGCGGATCCCGGTCTGCCCGACCACTTCACGGACCGTCTCGCCCGCAGCTGCGACCGCGACGGGCTCGCCGCGCTCGAACATCGCGTGGTGCGCCTCGAACGCGTAGGCCGGGCGCTGATACGGGCCCATGCGGTGGCCCCAGCGGACGAGGAGCCGGTTCAGCTCAGCGCGGTCGACCGCCTCGATGTGCTGGACGGGGGCGACGAGCATCATACCCCGCACATCCCCTCGCACTCATTCAGGAAGAGGTCGGGCTGGCCGCGCTCGGCAGAGGAGCGCAGGTCCACCTCGTCGAGGGGGCGCCGGCTCCGGTGCATGAACTGGTCGCCCTTGATCCCGCCCTGTCGGCGGATGGCGCGGTCGACGACGATCGCGTCGGCCATCTCGTCTGGCTCAAGCGCCTGCCACTGCGCGTCCGAGTGGAAGGGGCAGCCGATGCAGGACGACTTCGGGGCCGACCAGCCGTAGGACGCCAGCTTGGCGTGGCAGTCGCCGCGGTTCATCCGACGCCGGATCAGCGGCCATTCGTTGACGATGTACTGGACGCGCGAAGGCTTCATGCGGAAGGCTTCGTCGGTCGAGATGCCGACCCACATCTCGGTGCCGCCCTTCGGGCGTTTGCCGCCGTGAAGCTCGACGATCTTCCGGCGGATCGGCTCCAGCTTGTAGTGCGCGGTGCACTGGCGCCGGCCCATACCGTCGGAGCCGTCGGCGTTCCGGATGAACCATGGAACAGCGGCGAACCGGCCGGCCCGGCCAGAGCCGCCAGCGATCGCGTCCTCGCGGATGTTTCCCGCGCTGACGATGTGGACAGGGAAAGGCAGGGCTGCCCGCAGGCACTCAAGGTGCTCGTAGACGGCCCGCGGCTCCCAGCCGGTGTCCGAGAAGATGGCGCAGTCGGGCATCGGGCCGATCTCGCCGTGGGCCGCCATGAGCGCGAGCGTCGTCGACTGGACGCCGGCGCCGAGCGAGAGGACGCGAAGACGAGGCGCGTTCATGCCGCCGCTCCTGGGTCTGCGAAGAGGGGGCCGTGGTCGGCGGGCTTGTGGCCGTGGCGGATGCGGTCGCGCTCGACGGGGCCGGCCCGGTCCGCCGCGATCCGGCGCTCGGCCATGGCCGCATATTCGGGGTTGAGCTCGATCAGCAGCGCGTCGCGGCCGAGCCGCTGGGCGACGAGGCCGGTGGTGCCGGCGCCGCCGAACGGGTCGAGGACGGTGCCGCCGGCTGGGCAGCCGGCCTTGATGCAGTCGACGATCAGCCCGGGCGGGAAGGTCGCGAAGTGCGCCTCGGCGAAAGGCGCCGTGGTGACTGTCCACACCGACCGCTTGTTGCGGGTCAGCCCCTCCCACGGGACCGAGCCGCAGACGTTCGAGCCGGTACCTTCCGGGCAACCGCGAGCCGAGCCCGGCTTCCGCTCGATGTTACCGGACCGCTTGATGCGGTCGCGGCCGCGCGGCGTGATCGCCGGATGCAGCTGGTCGAGGCGCCCCCAGCCTACGCCCGTCTTCGTCTCTGGGCCGGAGACGGGCTCAGCTATTGCCACGGCGTCGAAGTGGTACCGCTCGCTCCTCGAGAGCAGGAACAGGTACTCGTGCGCCTTCGTGCACCGATCCTCGATGCTCTCCGGCATCGGGTTGGGCTTCGACCAGATGATGTCCTGGCGCAGCCACCAGCCGTCCGCCTGCAGCGCGAACGCGACGCGCCACGGGATGCCGATCAGGTCCTTCGGCTTGAGGCCTAGCTCCCGGATCGTGCCGGCGCCCTGCGACCGCTTGGCGTGGTTGCGGATGCGCGAACCCTTCCAGGACGGATCGGCCGCGCTGCTCTCGCGCTGTCCTTGCGCTCCCCAAGAGCCCGCATAGCTGTCGCCGAGGTTCAGCCAGAGCGTGCCGTCCTTGCGAAGCACGCGGCGCACCTCGCGGAAAACCGCCACGAGCTCGGACACGAAGGCGGTAGGCGTAGCCTCGAGGCCGATCTGGCCGTTCACGCCGTAATCCCGCAGACCGAAGTACGGCGGGCTGGTCACGACGCAGTGCACGCTCTCGTCTGCCAGGGTGCGCAGGACCTCGCGGCAGTCGCCCTGAAGGATGCGGACCGTCATGCCGCCACCCCTTCGCCGCTCGCCGGGGCGCGCCGCTTCCGGCCCTTGGGCTTCGGCCGGTCGCCGCGCTTGGCCCATTCGCGCACCTCGGGGTACGCGACGCCGGTCAGCGCGGCCCAAGCCTCGCGGCACTGCTCCAGCGTGAACATCGCCGTGTGGCAGGTCTCGCGGGTGAGCCCCATGCGGGCGGCGAGGAAGCCGTAGACGCGGCCGCGGGCTGCTCGTTGCACCTGCGTGATGCCGGCGGGGTCCAGGCGGCCATATCCTCCGGTCCGCGGGGCATCCTTCCAGAGCGGGTCGATCCTGCGGTGATGCAGGAGGATCCGGGCCTCGCGGAGTGCGGCGTCGGCCGGGAAGCCGAGCGGATCCTCCGTGCCAGGATGGCAGCCGACGTTCGTGTCCTCGCAGACGGAACAGGCCCAGATAGGCTTGTCCGCGAGGTCGGGGCGGTGCGGGTAGATCTCGCGGCCGTCGGTGAGGCGCGCCGCGGTTTCGCAGGTCGGGCAGATGGGAGCGGCCATCAGCGGTCGCCCTCCCCGCGCGCGGCATCCTCGGCCTTGAGGGCGCGGTACGAGGACACGAGGCCCCAGGCAACCAAGGCCAGGACGGCCGTGACACCGCAGCCGATGAAGAAGCTCGGCCAGCACATCAGGCGGCCTCCTCTGCGACGGCCGCGAGGGGCACGTACCGCTCGCCGCAGAACGGGCAGAAGGTCGGCGCCATGACGACAGGGCGCTTGCCGCGCGGGGCAACCTTCTCCGTGAGCAGGGTCACGGTGACGTAGCCGGGGACACCGTTGTGCGGCAGCGCGATCGTGCCCGGCAGCCGCGTGTTGTGCTCCGCGAGCAGAGCGTTGGTCTGGGTGAGGCAGTCGCAGGCCATCAGACGATGCCCTCCTGCTCGCGCTCGGCCTTCGCCTCGGCCGCCCACGCATCCCGGCGGCGCTGCATCTCGTGGCGGACCGTGAAGAGCACGTCCTCGTCGAAGTCGCGGTCGGCGACCCACTGGAGGAAGCTGAAGTCGACCTCCGACCAGAGCAGGCCGCGGTTCTTGCCGATGTGGCAGCGGACCTGGAGCGCCGGCTCGCTCGACCAGCGGATCAGATCCTCCATCGGCGCGAGGGCGAGGAGGTCCCGCAGGTGGTGCGCCGTGACGTAGGCGTCTGGGTAGGCCCGGTGCGCGAGCGCGGCCTGGGCGCGGTCCAGGCCCTCCGGCCGGCGCCAGTAGCGCAGGCCCATGTTCGAGTGCAGCGGCGCGTCGGGCCACAGCCGCAGGGCGCACTTGTACGTGCAGATCCAGGGCAGCCCGCCGGTCACCTCGTCGGTGAACCACTGCCGCTCGAACTTCGCCGAGTGCGCGGCCAGGGCGACGATCGGCGCCGCCGTCGTCAGAACGCCAGGGAGCACCCGGTCCCACGGGCGCGCGTCCGCCACGTCCTCGTCGACGATGTGGTGCACGGCTGACGTCGCGGGCGTGATCGGGTGGCCCGGGTTCACGAAGGACCACAAGCCACCCTCGACACGCCAGCCGGTCGGGGCGCCGGCCTCGTCCCGGCCCGCCGCGGCGAGGTCGCACCAGCCCACCTCGCACACGCCGGCTTCCGGCGGCTCGAACCCGGTGGTTTCGAGATCAACGACACGGATCAGCATCACGCGGCCTCCGCCGTTCCGATGGCCAGGAGGGACGCGACGCGGGCCTCGACCTCGCCGAGGAAGGCGCGCACGGCCGCTTCGTCCTTCGCGATCTGCTCGTCGTCGCGGTGGAGGCGCTTCACCCAGAGGCGGAGGGCCGGCGGCACGCTTGGGTGCCAGGAGGCAAAGTCGCACCACTTCCGGCCCGTGCAGGCCATCTGCCAGCGCATCTGCGGCAGGTACTGCTCGGGGATCGCGCCGGAGAGCAGCGTGTCGAGGTGCGTCCGCAGGGTCGGGCACTTGATCTCGACGAGGCCGAGATCGCCGACGAGCCGGTCTGGGCTGGCGCCGGCCATGGTGATGCTCGGGTGCTCGACGAAGCCGATCTGGTCGACGTCGACACCGTGGAGGAAAGCGTAGGCGTCGGCCGCCTGAGGCTCACGCTCGGAGCCCTCCAGCATCGGGCCTGTGAGGTAGTGCTGGGTCGTGAGCCCCGTCAGCCGCTCGCCGACGAGCTCCATCAGGTAGCGCTCGCGCTCGGCGGTCGGCTTGCCGTCCTTCTTCACGGCGAGGATGTCGGCGATGCGCGAGGCCGTGGCCTTACCGGCCCTCGCATCCAACCATTCAGGAGACCCTTGGATCATCTCAGGCATAGGTCGCGCCCTCCAGCTTTCCACGACGAAGGCGCATCAGAGCTGCGCCGCCACTGATCCCGAGTGCTCTGGCGTATTCGATGACGGGCACGATCCCGCCGTCAGTTTTCATCAAGACTAGACTGGCGCGGTTGTGCGCCTGCACTTTCGGCGTTGCCCAGCGCACGTTTCCAGGCTCGTACCCGCGTTTCCCGTCGATCCTGTCGAGCGTTGTGCCCGGCGGCCGCTCGCCGATGTGCGCGAAGAACGCCTGGAATGAGCTGATCCACTCCGGATGGACCGTGATCCCCTTCGCCCCGTATCGAGCGAAATCTTTATGGGATGCGTCCAAGCAACGCCGCTTCATGGATGTCCATGAGCTATACTCGGGCGATCCGTGCCTGCCGTGTTTCAGGGTGTTCGGAGGGATCTCCCGACGAAGGCAGCCGCAGGACTTGGTCGTGCCAGACTTCACCCGACCGATGGCGACCTCGGTCTCGGCACCGCACGAGCAGTGGAACAGCCCCATCAGGCGCCCGTCGCTGGAGCGACGCTCGATCTGGCGCACGAAGGTCAGCCGCATATCGGCCATGTCAGCGGCCCTCCTGCTGGCGGGCGCGGTTGGCCACGGTGGTCTTGATGGAGGCGAGGACCTCGTCGAACCGATTGGCCGGCAGGTCCGGCACGCTCTCAACGCCGAAGAAGCGCAGCAGCCGGTCCGGCGGGATCTTGTGCTCGGTGAGCTGCCTGCGGATCTGCTCCGCCTGCTCGTCGCTGATGACGTCGTCGCTGCCGCCGGCCGGCGACCCGTCCGTGTCGTGCGGGTCGTTCGTCAGCGCGATGTTGAACACCTGCAGGACGAGGTAGCGCCGGGCATAGGTGATCGTGGAGCCGATCCCCTGGATGGGCGTCTTGTTGGCCTTGCCCTGGGCGCCGGCGGTGTCAGGCGGGAGGTCGAGGTGATAGGCGCGCTCGTGCCCGGCCTCGTGCGCGCAGGTGCAGGTGACCCGGAGGTTGCCCTGGATCGGCGACGGCTCGGTGTCGAACGACAGCGAGAAGCCGTGCCGGGCGATGATCGGCGCCGTCGCCTTGGCGATGCTCTCCAGGCGAGCGTAGGCGGCGCCGGAGTGCGTGTTGCGGGCGTCGCGCAGGACGCGGGGCAACTCGGCCTGACAGGCGGACATCGCCGCGTTGAAGGCGATACGCGCGCGCTCGGCCCGGTCCTCGCGGGCCATGACGAGGAACCGCTCGACGCGGTCCGGGTCGATGTTCGGGTCCCGCGCCATCCGCTCAATGATGGACAGGACGGCGGCGCCCTCGGCCGGCTGAGCGGCCGGCACCTGCGCGGTATCGGCGACGGCGATCTCTTGGCGTGCTGCGGACACGGTTCTCTCCTCAGAAGGGGATGTCGTCGAAGCGACGAGCGCGGCTGCCCGGCACCGGTCCGGGCGAAACCTCGGACGGCTCGCCGAAGGTGAGGCGCTCGAACTCGACGAGGCGGATGGCCTCGACGGCCTCCAGCACGACGAAGGCCTGCCCCGGGTTCTCGCGGGCGAGGCGCTCGGCCTCGCGGATGGCGCCCGCCTTGGTTCCGTGCCGGTGGTTCGTCGGCCCGGCGCCGTGGACGAGCCAGTAGGGTTCGAGGTGCAGCGCCATCGTCACGCCTCCGCCGGAACGGCGTGCCCGGCGACGCCGAGCCCAGCGTTGATGGCGGCGGCGAGCATCTCGGCCCGCTCGCGGTCCATGCCCGGCGAGCCGGTCGACAGGATCAGCGCGAACACCGTCCCGTCGGCGTCGGCGAGGCCGCGCAGGGTGCTCTCGCAGGCGCGGACCGGCGCCCGGATGCCGAGGAAGGTCGCGCGCTGGGCGGGCGTGATGGCGCGGGGCTCGCGCATCTCGAAGGGGAGCACGGAGCGGGTCATCACGGCCTCGGTGTGGGTGAAGGGCGGAAGGGTCACTGCGGCCTCCCCTGGTCGGGGTGGCGGAACAGGTGAGCGCGCCGGGCCACCATCTCGGGCAGCCCTTCGACCGCGAGGGCGGTGATCGTCGAAGAAGCGACCGGGTCCCCCTTCGTGAGGGCCGCGATCGTCGTCGCGAGCGCCGCTGTCATGATGTGCGTGAGCGTTGCGCTCTCTGCGATGCCGTGCGTGCGCGCGGCTTCCTCGACGCACAGGGCGTAGAGCTTGGTCTCGAAGGCGCTCACAGGCGCCTCCCGGCGGCCCGGAGCCTGGTGCGCGCGTCGGCGAGCACGGTGACGTCGTCGCGCCCGTCGAGGTCGACGCGGGTCTCGGCGGTGAACAGCGCGATGTTCCCGGCCATGGTGCCGGCGGTGGCGCGCTCCAGCGCCTCCTCGAGCACGCGGTCGAGCGTCTCGCGCGGCTGGTCCAAACCGGTATTGAGGAGCAGGACCTGCGCGGCCGCCGCGTGCTCGGTGGTGGTGCGCAGGGCGGCGTAGAGCTCGGCGGCGCGCTGGTCCTGCGCGTGGATGGCGCGGACCAGCTCGCTGTAGCTCGGGACGCCGAACGCGGCGGCGTGGCGGTCGACCAGGGCGATGAACGCCTGGTGGTCCGGGGCGGAGCGGACGGCGCAGCTCATCGCGCACCCGCCAGCTTGTCGGCGACGCGGGCGCGGGCGGCGTCTGCGCGGCGCGCCGCGGCAGCCAGCTTCGCGGCGACATCCTCCAGGCGGCCCATGTCGGCGCGCTGTCCGGCGCCGGCAATCGTCGCCCGCTCCAGGTGGTGGACCGCCGAGAGCGTGGACTCGCTGATCGCATCGAGGATCGCGAGGGAGGATTCGAGGCGCCCGAGAGCCTCGGAAGCGCTGGGCAGCGGCTCGGCCGGCACCATGGCGTCGAGGCTCGGCGCGGTGGCGATGAGGTGCCCGTGCAGGGCGCGGATCGGGTGCGGCGCGTTCACAGCAGGGCTCCGGTCGGCGACCGGCGGCCAGCCGGCGCATGGTTGAGGTCGATGCGGACGTCGCGGACCGGCGCGTCGGTGCAGCCGGTGGCGGCGAGGGCCTCGGCGCGCGCGGCGTCCCACCGGCGGCGGTGGTCCTCCATCTCGGCGATCGCCGCGTTGAGGGCCGGGCTCTGGCTCGGGCGAAAGCGGGGATCCCGGAGGCTCGCCTTGCCGGCGTCGCAGCGGGCGGCGAAGCGGGCGAGGCTGGCGGCGCGCGCCTTGGCGGAGTGGGTCGCCATGGTCAGGCGGCCCTCCGCCTTCGCGATGGCGGCGGTCGCCATCTGCTGGAACCAGGAAGGGCAATCGAAGCTGCTGACGAACTTCAGAGCTTCCAGCATCTCCGGCGCAGCGGTGATCAGCCGGGCGTCCGCTTCGGAGACCATCAGGTCGCCGACGTGAGCCGCCGGGCCGTCCTGCCGATCGTTCGTCCCGGCGGTGATGATGAAGCCCCAGTCGGCCGATCCGGACGGCTGGAAGCGGCCCTCGATCTGCCAGGGGCCCGGCGTGTGCTTGGTGGAAGCCATGTTCAGGCAGCCTCCGCCAGGAACGCGATGGCCGAGCCGATGCCCTGGCCGCCTTCGCGCTGCTTCGCCGCGAAGTAGGCCTCGGCCGCAGCGCACAGGGCCTCGCGGGCTTCGGCGGCCGACAGGTCGCGAGCCTCGGCCTGCGGGCCAGGAGCGTCGAAGAAGGCGCCGATCGGCGCTCTGACCAAGCCGCAGAACAGGCGCAGATCGGTCGCGCTGATCCGGTTCGTGCCCTTCTCGTACTTCTGGAGTTGAGCGGCCGAGAAGCCGAGGACGACAGCGACCTCGCGCTGGGTCATGTGGGCCGCGATCCGGGCGGCGCGGATGCGCGCGCCGAGGCGCACGTCCGACATCGTGGGCTTCTTGCCGGCCATCAGCGGGCGCCCCGGACGGCGGCCACGTGCTGGATGATGAACGCCGGTGCGAACGGGCCGAGGCCGACCGCCAGAATGCCGAGGCCGACGTAGGTCAGCACCTCGGTGAGCGGTGCGGTCGAGAGGTAGATTTCGAGGGCGGTGAGCATCTGGGGCTCCATCGGCTCGGTGAGCGGCGATGGGCAGATCATGTAGCCGATACGGATACGCGTCAAGCGCTAAATATCCAAAATGGCTACAGCCGAAGCGTGCGCGGACTGCCGCACCGCTGTGGAGCAGTGTGGATGGGTGTGGAAAAGGCTACGGGTCCCAGGCGGTTACCGCGCCCGGCTGATCGCGGATACAAAAAAGCCCCGCACAGGGCGGGGCTGGTATCGTGTGTGGCTGAGATGTGATTGCGGGCTAGCTGGGTGCGATCTTCGAACGAAGCTGTGTACCGATCAGCCTGGCGTCTAACGCTTCAGCATATCCCGGGTCCTTCGGTCGGAGCATCCTGACAACGATGTTGCCGCCGGGCTTGAATACCGGATCACCGCCGGTCGTAACCAGCGTATTGCCGTAGCGGTTCGTCTGGATCGGGTCGAAACCTGACACTTGGCTGCTAACGCCTTCGCCGCCGACGATCGCGAACCGGTCGTAGCCGGACTCCAGCGTCAACTCGGCCGCGCGCAGCAGCGCGATGTCGCCAGCCCGCTCCTTCGACGTGAAGCCATTGCCTTTAACCGAGACGCGATACGTGTTCTCGGACAGTCGAAGCTCATCATAGCCGCCCGTTAGGCCGGTCTTCTGGTAAGCGGTCTGGCATCCGGCCAGGGCAAGCGCGACTGAGGCGCCGACGAACCACTTCATTGATCTAGGCTTCCTCTGTTTCAGATTTGGAGCGCCGCTCTGAAGGCTTTTTCAGGCGCTCGCGCATTTGATTTTGAACCTCCGCCTCACGTTCGAGGATCTTCCATTCGTCCGCCGGAATGATCGCTGCGATGCGCGCAACCCAGTCGACCTTCACGTCGCGCAGGGTCGGATAGGCTTGGTTGAGGCTGATTAGGTCGAACAGGTCCGGCTTGGACCCCTGGTGGACGATCTTGAGCTGCCGCCCGTGTTCGTGCGTACCCACGGCGACCCGTTTGCCGATGTGCTGGCGGATATCTTGGGTGTGCGCACGACAGATGATGACCGTGTCGGGCTCGAAGATCGGCAACATGGAATCGCCGATCACTTGGTACGCTACTGCCGCATCGCGGACTTCAACAGCCGTCTCGATCTCGTACTGCACTCCGGGCTGATCCTGCGCAGTGGAAGTGTCGATCGCACCGCCGGCACCGATCCGGCCGCCCAGCGGTACAGTGAAGGCCGCGACCTCGCGCAGGCCGAGAAGTTTTGCCGGAGAGACACCCAAGTGCGGAGCAATCGCTTGCGCCATCTCTGCGGTGAGGCGCGCCTTCTGATGGGCGCGCTTGTAGATGTCCTGCTTCGTGATGCCGGTCAGACGCTCAAGCTCTGTCGGCCCGACGCCTGCCTCCGCCATCGCTTCCGCGAGGCCATTTGGAAACTTGCCCTTCATGCGGGCACCCTGTCACCACCTTGGTTACGTGACGAGCATCCGTTTCGGCTACGGGCCTCTTGACGCGTATCCAAAAGGGCTACATGCTCTGCGGTATGAGGCTCGCCGACTTTCTCGCCGACCACGGCATCAAGGACTCCGACTTCGCCGAGACGATCGGCGTCAGCCGGATGACGTTGTGGCGATACAAGTCGGGCGACCGGCGTCCCGAGTGGGATGTGCTCAAGCGGATCGTTCAAGCGACCGACGGTCACGTCACCCCCAACGATTTTCTAGACGCGCCGGAAGGCTCTGACGCTGCCCAGCCTCCCGCCGAGGGAGCCGCCGCGTGATGCGCCGAGCCCTTCTCCTCGCCGCGACGCTCGCTCTGGCCAGCTGCTCTGACGGCGACGTCGCCCGTCAGACCGTCGAGCTCTACGGGTTCACCGACATTGCGATCGGCGGCTACACGCCTTTCGGCTGCGCCGACAGCGACAGCTTCCACACCAGCTTCACGGCGCGCGGCGTCAACGGCGCGTGCGTCCAGGGTGTCGTCTGCTCCGGCGCCTTCAAGGGCGCGACGCTGCGGGTCACCGGCCCGTCGAACGCCTGTCCTGTCCGCGGGCCTGTCGCCCCGCAGTCGGGCGCGCGCTGATGGGTACGGCATGCCTCTGCCTCGGCTGCTGGATCGGTCTGAGCTGCACCGCCGGGCGCGCCCTGATCTCGGGTGGTCCGTCTGATGCGCTGGTCCGCCGCGCGAGCCACGTCGGGCTCGTCGTCGGCGCCGGGCTGATCGTCTGCGGCGGAGCGCTCCGGTGAGCGCCGCCCCTCGCCTTTCGCCGCGTGCCCCTGCCGTCGCCAGCGTCGAGGCGTCTGCCTCGGTGGCGGTCTCCCTCCGGACGACTGCCATGCCGCAAGCTCTCACCGCCGCCGATCGCCTGATGCAGCTCGCGCGGATCCTACGCTTCGGCGCGTCGGGGCTATTCCTTGAGGTGGAGCAGATCCAGCGCCGCCGTCCCGAGGAAGCGGCGACGGGCCGGAGCGCAGACATCGCGCTGCTGGCGCTCGGGATGCACGAGGCGGCGCAGGAGCTGGACCGCCAAGCGGCGGATGCGGACCTGCAGGCCTACCTTGCGCATCGCGCCGCCGGCGGCGACGTGCTGCTGCTCCCCCTTGCGGTTGTCGTTCGCCAGCCGGAGCAGCCTCGGCCCGCGGCGAACGATGCCGGCACGCTGAAGCGCGTCGTTCGCGCGGTCGGCCGCTTCTTCCGGAAGGCGGCCTGAAATGTCGCTGCCCGTGCACATCGCCGGTTCTGCCGTTCTCGTCCGCGAGAACTGTAACGCACGGGCCATGACATCGTCTTTACTGGCTGTCGCGCGGCTGTGCACAGCTTCCTCCCATCGCAGCGGTCGCAGGTTCACGCCTCCCGCCAGCGAGCGACCCGGCCGAGACCATCGCAAACTCGGACCCTCGGCCGGGTCGTCCCTTCTCCTGCGCGCCCGTCTCCGCCTGCAAGCTGCCGGTCGCGCTGTGTGTCGTGCGTACCCTCAAGAACTCCCTCTGCATGTCGGCCCTCTCCGTCCGTGGCCTCAAGTAACCACGGACGGATTTGCTGATGTGCAAAAGGTTTTTGCGGAAAGCTCAAATGCCAGACGCTGACGTGATCCGGGCGCGTAGCGCCTTCGACGAGCTGTTGCGCCTCGAGATCCGCGGACCGGGTGACACGGCCAACGCCATGCGCCGGATCGCGACGCGCGCCGCCATCCCCTTCGGGAAGCTGTGGGCGCTCCGGTACCGGCCGCCCAAGGAAATCGCCTCGCACATCCTGGCGCGGATCGAGGCCGCCCACGCCGCCGAATGCGAGCGGCAACTCAGGAGGCTCGCCCATGACGTCCAGGTCACCGCCGCCATCGCTGGCCCTGCGCACCCTGCTGTGCGCGCGGGTGAAGCTCTTCTTCGCGCGGCAGACCGCCCGGCTGAAGGCGCAGCTCCGCGCGTGGCGCGTCCGCTTCGCCAGCCGGTTCAAGCGCTTCCGGTGGAACTGAACGACCTGCCGCTGTGGCGGGCCGCGAACGAGGAGGAGTGAGACGTGGAAGGTATCAGCGGAGCACTGGCGGCCGGACAGAACGCTTACGGCAGCCTCAGCCAGAGCGTCGATAGCGTCGGTAAAGCGCCTCCGGCCATGACGACGATCTCGACGGTGATCGAAGCCTCGGCTCTCGGCCGGAAGATGGCCCAGGATCGCTGCGATGCGATCTCGCATCTGGCCGAGCGCGCGAGTTCCATCGCGGTGAGGGCTGCGGGTCCTGGCGCCAGGTCGGCCCCGCCGAAGGATCCTGCCTCGGCCACGAGCACGGGGGAGCCGGTTTCCTCCCTCGACGCCGCGCTGGCTGCGGCCCTCGCCGCGCGCGAGCCTCTGATCCGGATGGACCCGGCGCTCCGCGAACTCGCCGCCGCCCTCGACATGCTCGAGCGCGCCATCGGCTGAGCCGCCACCTCCGGGCGGCGATCGACGCCGCTCGGCCACCTTCAGGAGCTGAGCATGGGTTGCGGACGGAAAGACCAGAGCGACGTGGTGACGTCGGATCAGCGCGTTGTCGTCGGCGTCTGCCTTCCGCCGTTCGCCCCGACGCACGTCTCGCACAAGCAGGTCGAGGCCTACCCGATCGCGGCGGCCGAGTTCCGGTCGGACGGTTCGGGTCGCATCGCGCTGAAGGGCGGTGCTGTCGTCGACGTGCCGGCCGGCTTCGCCTCACGTGGGGCGCCGGAAGCGGGCGATTACCTCGTCCGGTACGCACCGGTTCCAGGACAGAGCGACGGCTACCTCTCGCACTCGCCGCGGGCGGTGTTCGAGGCGGGGTATGCGCCGGTCTCGCAGCAAGCCGACTCACGTGGTGAGCCGGCGCTGTCGCTCGGCGAGACGCAGGCGATCGTCGAGACGAAGACGGCGCCTCGCGTCACCGAAGCGTCGATCAAGGCGAAGATCGCCGACGTCGAATACTTCCGCGTCCGGCACCTGACGATCTGCATCATCACGCTGCGGAACGGCTTCTTCGTCGAGGGGCACAGCGCGCCCGCCGCGCCGGAGAACTACGACCAGCAGGTCGGCGAGCGCTACGCCTACGACAACGCCTTCCGGCAGCTCTGGCCGCTCGAGGGCTATCTCCTCCGCGAGCGGCTGGCGGCGGCCTGACCATGTCCGACGGCGCCTTCGTCACCACCCTGCCGACGCACTTCGCGACCCTGCGCGAGGGCGTCGAGAAGCACGTGCCCGAGACGGCCGTGAACGCGATCATCCGCAAGGGCCTGATTGCCCTGCTCGGCTGGGCGGAGGCGATGGCGCACGCCCTGGTGTCGATCACGCCGGCGCCCGCCCAGCAGCAGTTCCACGCGCCGCTCGGCGACCGCTCGCCCGTCGTCGAGGAGCCGCGGGTGCCGCGTCGCGCTGGCAACGACCCGCGCCTGCCGGGCAACCGCCCGCACCCCTAAAACGAGAACCGCCCGGCCTGCTGTGGGAGCGGGTGCCGGGCGGTCAGTCGAAGTCTTCCTGGAGGATGTGATGGGTAAAGGTAGGAAGGCCGAAGATCAAGCTCGGCCCAACGTCGATACTGTCGCCGAGCTTCGCTCCTATGCAGAGCGCATCGTCCGTATTGAAGACGAGCGGAAAGCGCTCGCGGGCGACATCAAAGAGGTCAAGAACGAGGCCGCCGCGCGTGGCTTCGACAAGAAGGCGCTCGCCGTCGTCATCGCCCGCATGCGCGAGACCATGGAGGAGCGCGAGGCGCGCGAAGAGACCGCGGCGCTGGCCGATGTCTACCTCGCCAGCCTCGGCATGCTCGACGGCACCCCGCTCGGTGATGCGGCCCGACGCCTGTTCGACCCCATCGCGGATCCCGAAGGACACGCGGCGGCGACCGAGGATGCCATGCACCTCGATGACGACGAGGAGACGGCGGTCCCCGCGGCTCCTTCTGCGCCGCCCGCCGGCGCCATGAGCGAAGAGGCGCTGGCCACCGCCCGCGAGGAGGGCTCCTCTGCGGCCGCCGCTGGCGAGCGCGTGTTCTCGAACCCGTACGTCGCTGGCGATCCCCGCCGCGCCGCCTGGGATGAGGGCTGGTGCCTGCGGAAGGGCTCGGACGGGATGGAGATCCCCGACGCGTTCCGCCGGAAGAAGAAGCCCGCGGCTGACGAGGCTGGTGAAGGAGCCGCATCGTGAGGCCGGTTCGGGAGATGCAGCCCACCCGCCTCACGCGCGGGAAGGCGGCCGCCGAGGAGGCGAGCGCGGCTCAACGGCTGCGCACGCAGCTCGGCGCCATGGTCGATGTCCGGGAATCGAAGGATGCCGAGGAGCCGATCCTCGGGCCCGGCGTGCGCGCGGCCATTCTTGGATGGCTCGCCGAGATCCACGCGGCCGCCGATCTCGCGGCGGTCGGAGTGAAGCCGCGCAGCACCGCCCTGCTCTACGGGCCGCCCGGCTGCGGAAAGACGACGCTCGCCCATCACCTCGCCGCCCGCCTCGGCGTGCCGCTGGTGATCGTCCAGGCCGAGCAGCTCGTGGAATCGTCGCTCGGTGGCACGGGGCGGAAGGTCGCCGAGCTGTTCGATGGTCTGGCGAAGGTCGGTGCCCCGTGCGTCGTCCTGATGGACGAAATTGACGCGATCGGTTCGGAGCGCAGCAACGACGATCAGGCCTGCGCCCGCGAGATGAATGCAGCGCTGACCACGCTCCTACAGAAGATCGAGGCGTTCGGCGGCCGGCTCATCGCGGCCACCAACCGTCACGACAAGCTCGACAAGGCGCTCTGGCGCCGGTTCGGCCTACAGATCGACGTCGCCCTGCCCGGTGATGATGAGCGCTGGGCTATCCTCAAGCGGTACGGGCTGCCGTTCGACTTCGACGACGACACGATCGACGGCCTCGCCGAGATCACGCGCGGCGCGGCTCCGTCGCTGCTCCGGCAGACGATGGAAGGCATCAAGCGCACCCTCGTCCTCGGCGAGCGGCTCCGCCTGCCCGTTGATGATCCGGCGGCTGTGCTCCGCATCGTCATCGAGCACGCGCGCCCGCACCCCGACTATCAGGCGCCCCCGCTCTGGGCCGACACGTCGCTCGCGCGGACGTTCGCCCCTGAGGCTTGGCCGCCGGCTCGGCAGGGCTGAACATGCGCCAGCCGCCAGCCTCCCACGGCCCCGTGTTCGCGCCTCCTGGGCGCCGCGTGGTCGATTCCGTGACCGTGCTCCTGCCGGTCCCGCCCTCGGTGAACCGGATCTATCGGCACACGAAGGAACGTGGGCCGGTCAAGTCGGATGCCTACAAGGCCTGGATCGACGGCGCCGGCTGGCGCCTCCAGGCCCAGCGCCCGGGCCGTGTGCCCGGCCCCTACGTCCTTCTGCTGGCGGTGCCGCGCACATCGCGCATGGACATCGACAACGCGGCCAAGGCGGTCTCCGACCTCCTGCAGCGGCATGGCGTCGTCGACAACGACCGCGATGCCGTCCGCGTGCTCCTGGAGTGGCACGCCGAGCACGACGAGGTCGCAGCCACGGTGCGCGGCCTGTCCGACGGCGCCGCACTGGACCCGATCGCGCCCGTGCGCCCTCCGCTGGAGGCGGTGGCATGACATGGCACCTCCCCATCCTCGCGGGCCGCGCGCTCTCCGGCAGCATCTCCCTCGTCGTGCGCGCCAGCGCCGAATCCTCGCGCCTGCGGAGGTCCGCGCTGTGACCCATCGCGAGAACAAGGCGCACGCGCTCTCGGAGCGTGGGAACGACCTCTACGAAACGCCGGCCGTCGCCGTGCGGGCTCTGATCGGGACCGAATGGCTGCCACAACGGATCTGGGAGCCAGCCTGCGGGCCCGGCGCCATCGTGCGCGAGCTGTATGCGGCCGGGCACGATGTGCTGGCCACCGACCTCGTCGACTATGGCTGGAAGGGGCAGGTCTCGGACGTCGACTTCCTGAAGGTCGACGCGGCCCCTGAGGGCATCGACTGCATCGTCACGAACCCGCCCTACAAGGACGCTCGCGCCTTCGTGGAGCAGGCGGTGCGGCTCTGCCCGCGCGTGATGATGCTGCTGCGGTTCTCGTTCTACGAGAGCATCTCACGCGGCTCCATCCTCGACACCGGCACGCTGGCCCGGGTGCATTGCTTCCGCAAGCGCCTGCCGATGATGCACCGCGACGGCTGGGTTGGCCCGAAGGCCTCCTCGAACATGGCCTTCGCGTGGTTCGTCTGGGACCTCTCTCATCGCGGCCCGACGCAGCTCAGCCGCATGTCCTGGGAGGACTTCACCGACGAAGCCGGCGCCGATCCCCTCCTCATGGCCGCGGAGTAGGCGATGGCGATCCGTTCAGAAGCCCTTCGCGCGCTCGTGGCGGCCGGAGCCTCGGCCGAGATGCTGCTCGCGGTGATCGAGGCAGATGAGAGGGCGGCGGCTGCCGAGGTCGACGCCAAGACCGAGAAGCGGCGGGCTCAGACCGCCGCCCGGGTGCGCCGGCACCGTGAAACGCACCGTAACGCTGGTAACGGCGGTAACGCGTTACCCCCCGTCCCCTCCCCGGATGGTCCGCCCCCTCCTCCTGCACCTCCACCCCCACCCCTTACCCCCTCCCCGACCCCCGGTTCCGACCCTGACGGGTCGGCCGACGATGTCGGGCAGGCTGGCGCAGGCGCGGCCGAGCAGGCCCGAGCCTTCCGCCGGGAGCTGCTGACCCGGGGTGCCGCGCTGATCTGCGCCAACACCGGTCGGTCCCAGCGCTCCGCCCTGGCCCTGATCGGCCACTGGCTGGCGATCGCCCAGGACGAGGCCGTGGTGGTGCTCGGCCTTATCGAGGACGCCGACGGACGCGAGCTGGCCGACTTCACGAGCTGGGTCGACCGACGCCTACAGGCCCGCCGCGAAGCGATGGGCCGGCGCCCGGACCGCGGCCGCCCTGCTCAGCCGGCGCCTACGGGCCTCGCCGCCCGCCTCATCCGTCAGCACGCCGCATCCCAGATGGGAGCCTACGATGTCGAACCGCCTGCCATCGACGCGAACGACCCCGACGCCGGCCCAGGTCGAGGAGAGGATCTCGGCACTCCATGGCAGGCTGGAGGCGCATCCCGTCCTTCCGACCCGCTGCTGCGTGCGGCGGGACAGGGCGGCCACGACAGCCGAGCGTCGAGTGCTCTCCGACGTCGCCGAGCGGCTTAACGCCGAGCTGACTGCGCCCTCGGATCCCCGCCACGTCGACACGGTCGTGACCCGGGTCCTCCTCGGATTCGAGCAGGGGCGCGGACGCGGCGACGATGAGAACGAGGTGCTGATCGCGGAGTACGTGGCGGCGCTGAAATCCCTCCCGCTGGCCGCGATTCACGCGGCGGCGGAGCGCTTCCGGTCCGGCGAGACGCTGCGGCCCTGGGTGAAGCGCTGGCGGCCCTCCCCTGCCGAGTTCGCCGACGAGGCGCGCGAGGGCCTGATCCCGCTCCGGACGCAGCTCCTGCGCATCCGGCGCGTGCTGGAGGCCGAGATCTACGACGTGCCGACGGCGGAGCAGCGCGCGGAAGTCGCGAAGGCGGCCGAGGCACACCTTCAGCGCATGCGCCAAGCCGAGCCCGAGCGCCGTCGCGTCGAGACGCCAGCCGAGATCGCCAGGGCGCAGAGGGCCAAGCTGGACGAGGACCTCGCGCGGCTCCGCGCGACCGGCCACGGGCCGGACATCGGCCGGCTTATGGCCCGCCTCGACCAGCGCCAAGGCCAGATCGGGGGTGCGTCGTGAGACCGAACCTCTGGGAGATCGAGCTCCGCCAGCGCGAGGCGGCGCGGAAGGCCGCCGAGGAGGCCGCGGAGCAGGCGGCCAAGCGCCCGGTCGAGCGCTCCTGCGCTGCCTGCGGGGTGTTCGGCGCCTCGTTCGGCTTCGGCGTCTTCCGGAATCGCAGCGACGGCCTGTGGTCGTGCGCCGATCCGGACTGCCGCGCGATCGTCGAGGCGCGCGTGGCGGTGCCTCCGATGCCGGCCGCGCCAGCCCGCACCGATCCGCGGGCGCCCGACCTGTTCGGCCGCTCGGCGGCCTGACCGATTCCCAGCTTTCATCAGGAGCACACCATGGCTGAGACCACTTCCCTGACGCAGGGCGACTTCCAGGAGCGGGTAGCGGAGCGCATCCGCGGTGCCATCGGCGACCTGATGCCGGATGAAGTTCTGCGCGGGCTGGTCGAGCGCGCCGTAGAGGAGAGCCTCTTCAAGCAGCGGCCGGTGATGGGGAAGGATCGCTGGGGCACCGAGACTGTCCAGCGCTACGAGCCTCCGTTCCTGCCCGGCTATGTCGCCGGCCTGGTCCAGGAGCGCGTGGACGCGGCGATCCGGGAGCACATGGACGCTCGGCGGGAGGAGATCGACGCCATAGTGCACGAAGTCCTGGGGCGTGGCGTCGCGCAGGCGCTTGTGAAGGGCGTGGAGCACCTGTTCCAGGAGCCGCTCATGGCGTTCCGGACGTCGGTCTACCAGAGCTTGAACCAGCTCCAGCAGCACAGTCGGTAGGGAGAACCCGCGTCCGGTGCTGATGGCGAACCCGCTGAGGATCGAAGGCCCGGACCCGCCGGCCATGACGTGCGCGGACGTGGAGCGGTGGCTGGTGGCGGCGTTCATGGCCTTCACCAGCTCGGGCATCTTCAGCGTCCGGCCGAACCGCCTCCAGCCGAACGACCCTCAGGAGATGCGGGCGACGTTCGACTGGATCGTCTTCTCCGCCGAGGTCCTCGGCCTCGACAGCCCGGAGCGGATCGCGCTCCTCACCTGGGCCCGGGCGAAGGCGCGGCGGCGGATCCGGCGCCACCGCCGGCTCCGGCTGCTCCGCGAGGTCCCTGGGGGCACCGTGACCGATTACTGCGCCGAGGTTGGCGTTCAGCGGCGCACCTTCGACCGCCGTCGGAAGCGGGCCTGCCACCGCCTCGCCGATGCCTGGAACGCAAAGGTCACGGGCAAGCCTGAGTGACGCAGGCATAGATCACGCTTGCGTGTGTCCAAAAACGGGACGCAGATCAGGTGTCACGGATCGACGGAAGGTCGACCGCCGCAAGGGGCACCACCGTGGCAGCGTCCAGGACCAAGGCCATCACCCTCGCCGGCTCGCCGGCATTCCACCCGCCGGGCGCCGTCGACCGCCTCGCCGTGCTTCGGGCACAGCAGGCGGATCTCGCCGAGAAGCGCGCCGACAACGCCGAGCTGAAGGCGCGGCTGACCGCGAAGGAAGCCGCCGAGAACGAGCGCGCGAAGGACCTCTGCAAGGTCCTGATCGGGCGAATCCAGCAGCGTGAGGCCGACGCGCGCGAGCGCCGGAGGCTGGAGACGCCGCAAGATCGGCACCGGGCCAGCCAGCAGCGCAAACGCCTCCGTCTCAACCCGCACGTCGAGCGGGACGCCGCGATCAAGCCCGGCCGGCGCATCGTCACGGATCCGGAGCGGCTCGGCGGCTTCATCGAGGTCCAGGTCAACAAGCAGCTCGACGTCCTGACCATGGAGCATTCGGGCCACCGGATCAGCGATCAGGAGTTCGCCGTCGGGCGCCTGCTGCAGGAGGCGTGGACCGGCCGCGGCGAGGGCTCCGACACCCGCCTGGAGCGCATCATCCGCATGGGTGTGATCGAGGATGGCGACCTCGACGATGAGGGGCTCGCCCCGCGCGAGATGGGCTTCCTGCGGGAGGTGTTCCGGGTCCGGAAGGTGGCCGAACTGGACGAGAAGCTCGCGGGCGTCATCGGCTGGGTCGGGGTGCGCTTCCTCAAGGCCATCCTGGTCGAGGGCCACACGCTCAAGTCCTACGCCTCGTGCACGGTCGGCGGGGGAGAGCGCGGATCCTCCCGCGTCGGGGATCGGTTCCGCTGGCTGCTCCAGTCGGTGACGGATCACCTGCACACCGCCGAGGGGGCCCGGCGCCCGGTCCCGCAGGATGCCTATCTGAAGGTGTCCGACACGGTGCCGGCCCGGGTGGCAGCGCTGAAGGCACGGGCGGAAGCCGCGAAGGAAGCGGAGGCCGAGGCCGTCTGATGTGCGGGAGCCTGGTCGCCCACTCGCCGCTCGGCTTCCGCCGGGTCGAGCGCACCCGGGTCCGATACGAGCGGCTGAACCGGTTCGCGGCGGATCGGATGCTGGGCGCGCGCACAGCCTCGGCTCATCGCTTCTGGAGGCGCGTGCTCGACGCCACCGTCACGGTTGAGGAGACATGGGTGGTGGATGAAGCGTTATATGCCGCTTGGCGAAGATCGCCGCCGCCATACCCGTGACACCTGCCGGCCGATGCTCCAGCATGGGCGCGTCGAAACGGAGACGTAAAAGTGGCACTCATCGAACTCACATCCGCGAATATGAAGCGGAAAATCGTGATCAATACTGACCAGATTATCGGCTACCATACGCAGGAAGTGGGGACCAGCCGCCCGAATGTGTCTAAAATCTACATGACAGCCGCGGCCGAAGGGTCGGCTACGTATGTCCTCGTGACAGAGGGCTTGGAGCAAATTGAGCGGCTGCTGGGTCAGACCGGCGAGACGGTGCACCGACTGGATCCTTGACCCGTCGGGCGAAACCCGGCAAAACCCGACTGTCGCGAGACGCACGCCCGGGGCTGAAAAGCCGCCGGGCGTTTGCATGTCTGGGACCGGCGGGGTGGCCTCTACCTGCCCGCTGCCACCGGCGATGCTGGTGCCGGAAGGCTCTCGAGACCTCGACCAGGATAAAGACCCGGGGCCGCTTGCCGGGGGCGATGAGCCCGGCGCCTCTTCAACGAACCCGCTCAACAGCTTAGGCGTTGCCCCGTGAGACGCGGGCGGTGTTCCATGTCATGATCGGTCCCCGATGAGCGCCCACGCTATCGTCACCGCGATTGAGGAGGAGAGCCTCGCGCTCTGCCGCCTCCGCGCGACCGGGCGCCAGGACGTCGACCTCGAAGCCCGCGACCATCACTGCCGGCGCATCCGGTCGCTGATCCGCCAGCTTCGGCCGCTGATCGGGACCGTCGAGAAGCGCACCTTCGGCCTGTCCGGACAGAGCGAGAAGGGCAAGCCGTTCACCGTTTCGAGGCGGCGAAAAGCGGCCTGATCCGAGCCTCGGATTGGCTCCGACAAGGGAACTTGTCGGAAGTGATCCGCAGAGCGCGCGGACCCAAAAATCCGCTCGAAATATTCTGAGACCATTCCGGGGTGACGATGTCCCTTCTGCCGGTGCCCGCCGCGCCGGCGGATACGCTCGTCCCGCTCGACCGGGCGAAGGCCTATGCCGGGGCGTCCCGGTCCGACCGGACCCGGGCGGCCTACTCGTCGGCCCTCGGCGTGTTCGTGACCTGGTGCCGCGAGGCCGGTGCCGACCCCATGCCGGCCGACCCGCTCACCGTCGCGGCCTACGTCGCCCACCTCGCTGACACCGGCCGGAAGCCGGCGACCATCGACCTGCACGTGGCGGCGATCGCCGCGGCGCACCGGGCCGGCGGCTTCGACAACCCGGCCGCGTCGGAGGCGGTGAAGGCCACGATCCGCGGCGCCCGGCGGGCGCTCGGCACCCGGCAGACCCGGAAGGCACCGGCCACGGCCGAGACCCTGCGGAAGATGCTGCGCAAGATCCCGGACGGCCCGGCAGGCCTGCGGGACCGCGCGCTGATCCTGCTGGGCTTCGCCGCCGCCCTCCGGCGCTCCGAGCTCGTCGCGCTCGATGTCGCCGATCTGGAGCGCGTGCCGGACGGGATCATCGTTCACGTCCGCCGCTCGAAGACGGACCAGGAGGGCGCGGGCCAGGAGATCGCCGTTCCGCGCGGCGCGAAGCTCAAGCCCTGCGAGGCGCTGGACGCTTGGCTGAAGGTCGCCGGCATCACGGCGGGCCCGGTATTCCGGTCCGTCGGCAAGGGCGGCGCGGTCTCGGCCGAGCGCCTCACCGATCGATCCGTGGCCGACATCGTGAAGCGGCACGCCGCTGCGGCCGGCCTCGATGCCTCGCTGTTCTCCGGCCACTCGCTGCGCGCCGGCTTCGTCACCTCGGCTCTCGCAGCCGGGGCCGACGTCCTGAAGGTCATGCACGTCACTCGGCACACCGCGGTGACGACGCTCCAGAAGTACGACCGGCGCGCCCGCGCCTTCGATGATCACGCTGGCAAGCGGTTCCTCTGACGATCCGGGCTTCCGGGTTTACAGATCGGCCCTCCAGCCTGACAGACAGGCTGTTTCAGTTGACATCTCGTCCTGATTTCACCCCGGCCGACGCGGACCGGGCGCTTCGCCATGCGCAGCGCCTCCAGCGCGACCCGGCGGCCCAGGCCTACGGCGACCAGCTGCGCCGGCAGGGCGTCATCGGCCACCCGGACGCCACGCCGCTTCCGGTCGAGACCCCGTACGACGAGGCCCGGGCCGGCGAGTTCGAGGTCCGCCGCTCCATGGCGATGAGGAACGCCCGGCCATGCTGCTGAAGCGCATCGTCCTCCGCTGGCTGTGCCGCGCCCAGCCCGCCGCGCCCGCGCCGATCGTCCATCGCGGCGAGCGCGAGCTGTGCCCCGGGCCCGACCTCGGCGCGCCGGCCGGCCCGGTCCCGAAGCTGTCCTACGACGAGGCGCTCCGGTGCTTCGGCGTCCACCAGGGGAGATGAGCATGTCCGTCGTTGCCGGTGTCATCGGCGGCATCGCCGCCCTCGTCGCGCTCGCGGCCGCCGCCGGTGTAGCGATCCTGATCCTGTCCGTGATCGCGAAGGGCTACGAGCACTGATGCCCCGCCTCTGCGCGGCCATCCTGCTCGCCGGCATCGCCGCGGCGGCCCTGCGCCCGCGTCGGCCCGCCTCCTTCGTGCTGGTCCGGCCTGCCGTCCCCGACGACGTGCGCGTCTTGGCCGAGCGCCTGATGCTGCGGCACGGCGACATGCCGTCACGGGCGGTGCACTGATGCGCGGGATCGTCGGCTTCCGGCACCTCGCCGGCATCGTCTTGGTGCTCGTCGCCGGCTGGGCCTGGGTGTGGGTGTTCGACCGCCCCGCGCAGGCCGCCTCGTCCGGTTTCCTGGCCGGCGCCCTCGCCTGCCCCGCCGGTATCGAGGGCCCGGACTGCACCCGCGAGACCGCGCTCGACGTGCTCACCCAGCCGGTGGCGCTGGTCACCGAATGCCCGATGGTCGGTGCGCTGCTGGCCACGCATCTGAGCCTGCCGGCTGGCGGCACGCACAAGACGTTCTGCGAGCGGCGGAAGGGCTGATGCTGGCTCGCCCTCGCCCGCCGGAGCGGCTGCTCGGCCAGGAAGGCGCCCTCACCGCGCTCCCGTTCGAGCCGGCGCCCGATCTGGAGGCCTGGGCCCGCGCCGCCTTCATCAGCGAGGACGCGGTGCTGCTGAACGAGGAGCACGCGCACCTTCGCGAGGCGACGCTGGGCTTCATGTGGACGTCCGTGCCGAACGCGCGCGGCGGGAACGGTGTCGTCGGGCAGGCCGAGATCCCCTCCGTCCAGGGCGGGAAGTGGGCCCGGGCGCGGTTCTTCCAGCAGGTCGAGGCGTGGTTCGGCCGCGTCCCGGACTTCATGATCACGCTCGACGCGGGCTTCGCGGACCAGGTCGACGACGCCACGTTCTGCTCCCTCGTCGAGCACGAGCTCTACCACTGCGCGCAGGCGAAGGACGCGTTCGGCGCCCCGCGGTTCTCGAAGGCCTCGGGCCGGCCGATCTTCACGATGCGCGGCCACGACGTTGAGGAGTTCGTCGGCGTCGTCGCCCGCTACGGCGTCGGCGCGGCGGCTGGCCAGACCGCGGCGCTGGTCGAGGCGGCCAACCGGCCCCCGATCGTGTGCGAGGCGGACATCGTCGGCGCGTGCGGCACCTGCGGGCGCCGAGTTTGATCCGGCTTTGATGGAAATGCACCCGTGAGCGCGCTCTCGGACGAGCTGAAAACCTTCATCGTTCAGCAGCTTGCATGCTTCGACCCGCCCTCGATGGTGGTGAAGGCGGTCAAGGCTGAGTTCGGTGAGACGGTCACGCCGCAGCAGGTCGAGTCCTACAATCCGGAGCGCCGGGCGGGCCAGAACCTCGGCGAGCACCTCCGGGAGCTGTTCCGCTCCACGCGCGAGGCCTTCCTCGAAGACACGGCGTCAATCGGCATCTCGCACCGCGTGACCCGCCTCCGGACGCTCCAGCGCCTCGCCGATCGCGCCGAGACGCAGGGCAACATCGCCTTGGCCGCCCAGCTCGTCGTCCAGGCGGCGAAAGAGGTCGGCGACGTCTTCACCAACCGCCAGCGGATCGATGCAAATCACACCGTCCGCAGCCACGAGGACGCTCTCGGCGACCTTGAGTGATCGCGAGCGCGAGATCCGCCAGCGCCTGAAGGACGATTTCGAGCACTACGCGCCTCGCTGCCTGCGCATCCGAACGAAGTCGGGCAAGATCGTCCCGTTCACGCTCAACCGGGCGCAGCGGTACATCCACGAGCGCCTCCAGGATCAGCTCCGCACGTCGGGGAGCGTCCGGGCGCTCATCCTGAAGGGTCGGCAGCAGGGCGCCTCGACGTACATCGGCGGCCGGTTCTTCTGGCGCACGACCCACAAACGCGGCGTCCGCACCTTCATCCTGACGCACCAGGACGACTCCACGGCCGCACTGTTCGAGATGGTCTCGCGCTATCACGAGCACTGCCCGTCGCTGGTGCGCCCGTCGGCGGGCGCGGCGAACGCGAAGGAGCTGCTCTTCGACCGCCTGGACAGCGGCTACAAGGTAGGCACGGCCGGCTCGAAGGCGGTTGGTCGCGGCAACACGCTCCAGCTCTTCCACGGCTCCGAGGTCGGGTTCTGGCCGCACGCGCAGAGCCACGCCTCGGGCATCCTCCAGGCCATCGCCGACGAGCCGGGCACCGAGGTGATCCTGGAGAGCACGGCCAACGGGGTCGGGAACTACTTCCACCAGCAGTGGCGCAAGGCCGAGCGCGGGGAGAGCGAGTTCCAGGCGATCTTCGTGCCGTGGTTCTGGCAGGACGAGTACCGGAAGGCGCCCCCGCCCGATTTCACCCTGTCGCCCGATCCGGACGAGCAGGGCGAGTCCGAGGTCGATTACGCGGAGGCCTACGGGCTCGACGCGGAGCAGATGTTCTGGCGCCGGCGGAAGATCGCGGACCTGGGCGAGACCCTCTTTCGGCAGGAATACCCCGCCAACGCGGCCGAGGCTTTCCAGATGGCGAACACGAACGGCCTCATCAGCTCGAAGCTGGTCGTGGCCGCCCGCAAGCGCACCGTGCAGCCCTCCGGCCCGCTCGTGTTCGGGTACGATCCGGCGCACCAGGGCGGCGACCGGCACGCGCTGGCCAAGCGCCGCGGCCGCAAGGTGCTCTGGGCCGGTGGCAAGCCCGGCCTGTCGATCCCGGAGAGCGCGAACTACGTCGCCGGCCACATCGACCGGGACGGCCCGATCAAGTGCTTCATCGACGTGACCGGCGGCTACGGCGCGGGCGTCTACGACATCCTGGTGGAGCGCGGGTACGGCCCCGAGGGCCGCAACATCGTCGTCCCGGTGAACTTCGGCGGCGCGCCGCTCCAGCCCGCGCGGGTCTCGCCGACCACGGACGAGGAGTTGCCCGGCCCGCTGAACCGTCGCGCCGAGATCTGGCTCAACTCGCTCGACTGGCTGATGGACCCGGCCGGCGTCGACCTGCCGGACGACGACGAGCTGCAGGCCGATGCCTGCTCGACCGGCTACAGCCACAACAGCCGCGGGTACATCCAGCTCTGGTCGAAGGAGAAGATGCGCTCGATGGGCATCCCCTCGCCGGACCTCTGGGACGCTGTCGCCCTGACCTTCGCCGAGCCGGTGATCGAGGCCAAGCCTCAGAACTGGGGCACGCCGAGCACCGCCTGGATCTCCTAGACGGCCTAGGTGCGAACGGTAGAGGACGAACGATGGTTCGGTTTGGTCGACGCTTCCCGCAGATCGGCGACTATGCGTGCCGCCCGGTCATGTTGGGCGACGTGATCCTCGGCGTCGAATGGGACAACGGTGATCCCGATCGCCGTCACATCGTGTGGCGCCGCAAGCTTCGCGTCCGGTGGCCCGCTGCGGCTTGGCAGAAGACTACCCGGGTCGCCTGACCCGCACAGCACAGGACCTGTCCATGAAGCTCCGATTCCTCGCTCTCGCCGGGGTGCTCGCGCTCGCCTGCACCGCGCCCGCCGAGGCGCAGCAGGCCCGCGTCTTCTCCGGCTGCGCCGGCCCGGTCCTGACTTCCGGCGATGGCACCGGCTTCGTCGTCGACGCGATCGGCAAGCTGTGCATCACGACCGGCGGCTCGGCCGCGTTCTCGGTCGTGCGGACCACGGGCATCGGCACGACCGGCGTGCAGGTGTCGGCCGCGGATCCGGCCAACCGCCGCACCATCTCGAACATCGGGTCCGTGGCCTGCGAGATCATGCCCGGCGCGACCGCCTACGGCACTGGCTATCCGCTGGCGGCCGGCCAGGCCTTCACCTTCGACGACGCCGGCCGAACCAAGGCCGCGATCTTCGTGGCGTGCTCGGCCGCCGGCGGCTCCGTCGCGGTGATGAGCTACTGAGGCGGTCGTGCGCGCGCTCGTTGCCCTGCTGCTCGCGTGCGGCCCTGCCCTGGCGGCGGGGCCGTCCGGCACACCGACCGACCTGTCGGCCTACGCCACGCGGGCCCAGATGCCGGCGCCCTGCGGCGCGGTTCCGACTGCGGACACCCTGAACGGCTCGGCTGGCTCGGCGAATTGCTACGTGCCGAAGGATGCCTCCAGGCCGACGTCGGTCCAGGCGGCGAACGTCCAGACCGACGGGAACGGTGCGTGGTCCGTGACCTGGGCCCGGGGCTTCACTTCCTCGGCGCCGGTAGTGAATCCGCTGCCGGTGAACACCGGGTCCCTGCCGATCCTCTGCAACGTGTCTGCGCGCTCGGCCACGGCTGCCTCGGGGAAGTGCTGGCAGTCCAGCTCGACGACGCTGCCCGGCACCCTCGCCTCGCTCGCTGGGTTGTTGATCAGCCCCTTCGCCACGCCGGCCGCGAATGCCGCCGTGATGGTGATCGCGCGCGAGCCGACGCAGTAGAACCGGCTTGACCCGACGGGCGAACACGCCCAAAGGACTATCCGTCGCGAGACGTGCGGGCGCTGCCCCGTCTCGCTGCCACCCCTACAATCTGCAGGATCCTCGATGGCGCGCACCGATGCGGTCAGCGACGACGATCTGCTGCGCCTGATCGACGAGGAGATTGCCGGCGGCATCTCCTTCGACAACGATTTGACGGCGAACGGCGAGCGTCGCACCGGCTCGGCCAAGGGCGACCGCGAGACCGCGCTGGAGTACTTCGACGGCGTCGTGCGGGATCTCCCGGCCGAGAAGGGCAGGTCCTCCGTCGTGTCGCGCGACGTGTCGGACATCATCGGGACCATGCTGCCCGGCCTGATGCGGGTGTTCGACGGCTCGGACCGGGTCGCGGTCTACAGCCCGGCCCGCCCCGGCGACGAGAAGGGCGCCGACCAGGCTACGGACTACGTCAACCATGTCTGGGCGAACGACTGCGACGGCTACCTGATCCTGCTCACATGGATCATGGATGCCCTCCAGGTCCGCAACGGCATCGTGAAGGCCTACTGGGATCCGACCCCGGAGACGGAGGCCGAGGAGTTCACCGGGCTCTCCGACGAGCAGCTCGTCATCCTGTTCGACGATCCCGACGTCGAGGTGGTCGGCTACGCCGAGCGCCCGCAGATGGTCCAGGATCCGGCCACGGGCCAGTCGGTGCCGCTGCCGCTGCACGACGTGAAGATCCGCCGCCGCACCTCGTCCGGCCGCTTGGTGATCGAGAACGTGCCGCCGGAGGATTTCGGCATCTCGCGCCGCGCGAAGTCGGTCGACCGGGCCCGGTGCGTCTGGCACCGCACGAAGCTGACCCGGTCCGACCTGCTCAAGCAGGGCTACAAGCGCGACCTGGTGTGGTCGCTGCCGGCCTCCGACGGCGCCCCGTCCGAGACGGTCGACCGTGAGCAGGATGCCGGCGTCGGCTCCGAGGGATCGGGCGCGAACACCGAGATCGACATCGTCGAGGCCTACGTCTTCGCGGATTGCGATGGCGACGGCATCGCGGAATCGCGGAAGGTCGTCACGGCCGGCGGCGCGGGCTCGCGCAAGATCCTCAAGAACGAGGAGTGGAGCGACGACCGTCCGTTCGCGGACCTGACCCCGCAGGTGGTTCCGCACCGCTGGATGGGCCGCTCCATCGCCGACGACGTGATGGACCTGATGCGGGTGAAAACCTCGCTCTGGCGAGGCGTCCTCGACAACACGTACGCGCAGAACCGCCCCCAGCGCGAGGCGGTTCAGGACGACATCATCAACCCGGATGAGGTGCTGAACCCGACCTTCGGCGGCGTGATCCGCGTGAAGAAGGCCGGCGCGGTTCGGGACGTCGTCACCCCGCAGATCGCCGACAAGATCCTCGTCGCGATCCAGGCGGTGGACGGCATCGCCCAGCGCCGCACCGGGGTCTCCGGCGCCACCGCCTCGCTCGACGCGACCGCCCTGGAGCCGCAGACGGCCACGGCCGAGCAGCTCGAGCACGATGCCAGTTACGCCCGCGTCGAGCTGATCGCCCGCAACATGGCGAAGCTCGGCGTGAAGAAGCTGTTTGCGAAGATCCTGCGCATCATCGTGCGCAATCAGGACCGGCCGCGGACGATCCGCCTCCGCGACCAGTGGGTGGAGTTCGATCCGCGCGCCTGGAATGCGTCGATGGACGTCGAGGTCAACATCGGCATGGGCACCGGCTCGCGCGAGCGGGACCTGACCATGCTGGCCGGTGTCGCGGCCCGGCAGGAGAAGATCATCCAGACGCTCGGCCCGGACAACCCGGTCGTGACGCCCTCCATGTACGTGAAGACCCTGCACAAGATGGTCGAGGCGTCCGGGCTGAAGGCGCCGGAGACCTACTTCGCCGACGTGTCGGACGAGGACTTCGCGAAGTGGATGGCGAGCCGTCCGCAGCAGCAGGATCCCCGCGCGCAGGCCGAGGTCGCCAAGATCCAGGCCCAGGTGCAGGGCGACCAGCAGAAGATCGCCGCGCAGGTCGAGGGCGACCGCACCCGGGCCGAGGCGCACATCCAGATCGAGCGCGAGCGCATGGTCGCGGAAGGTGATCTGGAGCGTGATCGCGTGAACCGAGACTTCGCCCTGCGCCGCGAGGAGATGAACCTCGAAGCGCAGCTGAAGGGGACCGAGATCCTGGCCGGGATGCACTCGCCGGCCCAGACCGACATTCCGAGGCAGGGATGAGCGACCGCGATCCCGTGTCCCGCGCGCTGCGTGCGCAGGCCCTCCTCGCCGACGAGACCTTCGTCGAGGCGCTGGGTGAGATCGAGGCCGGTGCCGTCGACGCCCTCGCCCGCGCCAACGTGGCCGATCCGGCCGCGCTGATCGAACACACGGCCCTCATCCAGGCCGTCAGAGCCGTCCGCCGGCACGTCGAGTCCATCGTGACCAACGCCGCGCTGAGCGACCGCCCCGGGCCCTCCTTCGCCTGAGGGCGGGGCCATTCACCTCTGAAAGTTGACCGATGAGCGATGCCAACACCTCGGCCCCGGCCGAGACTGGTGAACTCGACATGTCCGCAGCCGCGGACCTTGTTCCCGACGACGCGTTCGAGCTGGCCGAGGACTCCCCCGAGGAGCACCCCGAGGGCGGCACCGAGCCCGGCGCCAACGAAGAGGCTCCCGTCGAGGGCGAGCCGGAGGGCGACCCGCCCGCCGAGCCCGCCAGCGAGCAGGAGCCGACGGCCGAACCCGAGCAGCCCGAGCCGACCGCCGAGGGACCGCAGACCGTCGTCATCGACGGGAAGGCGATACCCCTCCAGGAAGTGCAGAACGGCTACCTCCGCCAGGCCGATTACACGCGCAAGACCCAGGAGGTGGCGGCCGAGCGCCAAGCCCTCCAGGCCGAGCGCACCTCCGTCACGAACGACCGCCAGCAGCTCGCTTCGATCCTCGACCTCGCCACCGACATCGTGAAGGCCCACCTCCCCCCGGAGCCGGACCCCGCGCTGATCGACACGGACGTGGTCGGCTACATGCAGCAGGATCGCGCCTACAAGGCCGCGATGGCCGAGCTCCAGAAGCTCGCCGACGCACGCAAGACCGCCGATGCCGGCTCCACCAAGGAGCGGGAAGCGGCGGACGAGCAGGCCCAGACGGCGCGCAACGAGGCGCTCGCCACCGAGTATCGGACGCTCCAGTCCAAGGTTCCGGAACTCCGGACGCCCGAGGGGCACAAGGCCTTCTTCGCGAGGGCCGAGGCCGCAGGCGCGCACTACGGGCTCAGCCCGCAGGACGTGCAGGGCATCCAGGATCACCGGGCCCTCCTGGTGCTGGCCGATGCCGCGAAGTGGCGTGAGATGCAGGCGAAGGTGCCCGCCGCCGTGAAGCGCGCGCAGGCCGCTCCTCCGATCCAGGCCGCCGCACGGCAGGCCCCGGGCACCCGGAGCGCGGATGCGGTCGCAGCGGCCCGGGCCCGGCTCGAGCGCGACGGGTCCATCGAGGCCGCCGCCGAACTCCTCGACGACAGCCTCTTCTCCTGACCCGAGCCGTCCGTTCGCCTGAGGGGCGCCGGCGGATCATCTCTCCGAGGACATCATGACCCAGGTTGCGGGCACCCTCGATACCTACGTCCAGAAGGGCCAGCGCGAGGACCTCCAGGACGCGATCTACAACATCTCCAAGGCCGACACCCCGTTCATCTCGAACATCGAGCGCGGCAAGGCCAAGGCGGTGAAGCACGAGTGGCAGACCGACGCCCTGGCGCCGGCCGACACGACCAACGCGCAGCTGGAGGGCGACGAGTTTTCCTACACGCAGCGGGCCGGCACCGTCCGGGTCGGCAACGTCTGCCAGATCAGCCGCAAGCCGATCATCGTCTCGGGCACCGCGGAGGCCGTCGACAAGGCGGGCCGCAAGTCCGAGGTGAAGTACCAGAGCCTCAAGGCCGGGAAGGAGCTGAAGAAGGACGAGGAGGCCATCCTCCTGTCCCCGCAGGCCTCCTCGGCGGGCGGCTCCACCTCGAACGGGGGCACCAACACCCCGCGCAAGCTCGGCGGCTTTCCGTCCTGGCTCGTGACCAACGTGTCGCGCGGTGCGGGCGGCGCCAACGGCGGCTTCAACCAGGGCTCCGGCCAGGTCGTCGCCCCGACGGCCGGCACGGCCCGCGCCTGGACCGAGGGCCACGTGAAGGACGTGCAGCAGTCCTGCTACACGGCCGGCGGCAACCCCTCGATGCTGATGATGCCGGTCGCCTACAAGCGCCAGTTCTCGGCGTTCCCGGGCATCGCCCAGCAGCGCCGTGACACCGGCGACAAGGCCGCGACCGTCGTGGCGGCGGCCGACATCTACGTCGGCGACTTCGGCCGGCTCTCCGCCGTCCCGAACCGTCAGTTCGTGGCCAACCGCGTGCTGATGATCGACCCGACCATGGTGAAGCTCGCGTGGCTGCGTCCGATGCAGGTCGTGAAGCCGGCCCAGACCGGCGACGCGACCAAGCGGATGCTCCTGACGGAGTACACCCTGGAGGTCTCGAACGAGGCCGCCCACGGCACGATCGAGGACCTCTCCTGATCCTCGGCTGACAGCCTGACACGACCCTGAGCGGGGCGCCCTCACCGGCGCCCCGTTCGCGTTTCCGCCCCCCTCGAACCCGGAGGCCAGCGTGGCCGATACCTCGAACCCGAACCCGGCCACCAAGCCGACCGACAAGCCCGCCGCCGCCCCCGCCGCGACCGTCCTCGTCGTGATGGAGCGCGATTACTGGCCGAAGGGCCCGCGCCCGGCCGACCTGCCGGAGGATCAGGAGTACCGCGTTCGCGCCGGCGAGAGCGCAGAGTTGGACGTCGACGAGGCCATGGACGTCGTCGAGGCCGGTATCGGCCGCCGCGACCGCGCGAAGGCCGCCTGATGCAGTCCGCCGCGACCTCCGCCGTCGTGGCGGAATCCGACCTCGTGTTCGACGGCGACTGGTGCCTGATCGACCACGATCCGCTGACCGGTAAGCAGGTCTGGGCGCTCGACGAGGGCGGCCATCTGCGCATCCGCGAGGTGATGCCGGTCGACGACATCCTCGCCGAGAACGCCGCGCTCCAGGTCGAGAACCTGAACCGGCCCTACGGCGACATGGCGCTGATCGCTCGCGTCCCGATGCACATCTGGTCGAACCGCCTCGCCCAGGCGATCGTCCAGCGGGACGATGCGTACCTCACGCGGTGGCTGAATGACGGGGACCACGCCCGCTTCCGCACCCGCTCGGGCCGGATCTGATCCGATGGCCGGTTTCGACGACCTCGACGACCTGACCGGCACGCTGGAGGACTACCTCGAGCGCGCCGACCTGCGGTCCCGGATCCCGACCTTCATCCGCCTGGCCGAGGTGCGCCTCGACCGGCGGCTGAACCTCGCGGACAACGAGACGGCGCTGTCGCTGGTGCTCGTCGACGGTGCCGCGCCGCTCCCGGATGACTTCCGGGCGTGGCGGTCGGTGACCGGCCCGTGCGGTGAGCAGGTCGATTACGTGCCGCCGCACGCCTTCGCGTCATCGTCCCGCGATCCGTGGCCGGTGTTCGGCCGCAGCGGCTGCGCCCAGGGCGCTTTCACAATCCTCGGATCGATCTCGCTCGAGGACATCGTCGACTCCACGGACCCGTGGCAGTTCGGGCTCGACAACGCCTTCATCCGGGTCTCGCCGTGCTTCAGCTCGGTGTCGCTGGTCTACCGCCAGGGCATCCCGCCGCTGTCGGACGCGCGGCCGTCGAACTGGCTGCTGGCCAAAAACCCGGATCTCTACCTCTACGCCGCCCTGCTGGAGGCCGAGCCGTTCCTGCGCAACGACACGCGCATGGTGACGTGGCGGGCCATGCTGGAGGCCGGCATCTCGGACCTGAAGGACCTCGACCGCGACGCGCGCTGGGGCCGGTCCCGGATGCGCGCCACCGAGCCGACCCCCTGAGGCTGCCGTGACCGCGATCACCGATCTGGCGAGCCTCCAGGCCGCCGTGCTGGACTACATCGCCCGCCCGGATCTGGCGGACGCGGTGCCGGGCTTCATCGCGCTGGCCGAGAGCCACTTCAACGCGATCCTGCGCGCGCGCGAGATGGAGGCGGAGGCGAGCGGCGGCACCGCCGCGGCGCCGGTCGCCGCGATGGACCTGCCTGCCGACTTCATCGAGTGGCTGGCCGTCTCCTGGGCCGGCTCCGGGCGCACGGCGCGCCCGACCTTCGCGGAGGCCGACAGCCCCGAGGCGCGGTTCCGGCACCGCCCGGGCGGCGACCCGCAGTACTTCACGATCCGCGCCGGCAAGGTGCGCATGGTGCCGGAGAAGCCCGGCGTGGTGACGCTGGCCTATTACGCCGCGATCCCGCCGCTGACCTCCGACGCGCCGAAGAACTGGCTGCTGGCCAAGGCGCCGGACGCGTACCTCTACGCCGTCCTGGCGGAGGCCTACCTGTTCCAGAAGGATCCGGCGGCGGTCCAGGCGCACACCGGCCTGATGCTCCAGGTCCTGGCCGCCCTCGGGATCAAGGCCGACACGGCGAAGGTGGCCAAGCGCACCGGCCGCCCTGCCGAACTCCAGGCCTCGACGCAGGCCGTGGCGCGGCCCGAGTAGCATGGACCCGATCAAGCTGGCGCCGTTCGCGCCCGACAGGGCCTCGGTCGACGCCTCGGTGTCGGCGGTCGCGACGAACGTGGTGCCGCGCTCGGACGGATACGGCCCGGTTCTGGCGCCGGTGCCGCTGTCGCTCGCCCTGCCGGCGGAGTGCCGCGGCGCCATCGCGGTGTTCTCGCCGACCTACAACTTCCCGATCTACGTGGCCGGCACGTCGAAGGGGCTGTTCGTCTACAAGACGACGGACCAGGCGTGGCACGAGGTGACGAACCCGAGCACGTCCTACAGCGTGCCGCCGGGGGACTACTGGTCCTTCGTGGTCTACGGCACCCTGCTGCTCGCCTGCTCGGCCGGCACCCCGGTGCAGAAGGCCACCATCGACGTCCTCCAGGCCGGCACGCAGCCGTTCGCGGACCTCGGCGGCAAGCCGCCCCGGGCCCGGCACATGGGCGTGGTCGGCGACTTCCTCGTGCTCGCTGGCCTGCCCGACACGCCGCAGACAGTGCGGTGGTCGAACAGCGGCAACATCGAGCAGTGGCCGCTCGGCCAGCTCGACCAGACCGGCGACGAGCAGCAGCTCCCCGACGGCGGCGCCATCACCGGGTTCGCGGGCGGCGAGTATGGCGTGATCTTCCAGGAGCGGGCGATCCGGCGCATGACGCTGAGCCCGGATTCCGGGAACGTGTTCGACTGCTCGGTGCTCGAGGAGAACCGTGGCGCGGTGGCACCCTGGTGCATCGCCAAGGTCGGGCCGCGCATTTTCTTCCTCGACCGCGACGGGTTCTATGCCCTGGTGATCGGCGGCGGTCCGTCCACGCCGATCGGCGCCGAGCGGGTGAACCGGTTCTTCCAGGGCCGCGTCGACCCGGAGCGCGTCGGCATGACGGTGGCGTTCCGCGACCCGACCGGCGAGCGCATCCTGTTCGCCTACCGGCTCGCCGGCACCGACGCCGCGGACCCGTCCCTGCTGGGCGAGGCGCTGCTGTACGACTGGCTGCTCGACCGCTGGTCGTTCCTCAACACCCCGCTCCGCTTCGGCATGTCGGCTGCAACGCCCGACGTGTCGGTCGACAGCATCGATGGGTCGATCGACGACCCGGCCCAGCCCTCGCTCGACGACCCGATGTACCAGGGCGGCGCGACGCTGCTCGCGGTGATGACGACCGACAACCGGCTGGCCGTCCTGGATGGGCCGGCGCTGGAGGCGGTGGTGCAGACGCCCGACGCCATGCTGGCACGGCCGAACCGGGCCTTCCTGCGCGGGGCCCGCGTGGACACGGATGCCGACGACTGGCGCGTGGCCGTCGGCGTCCGGGAGAGCCTCGCCGCATCGGCGCCGCCGCGCTGGCTGCCGGAGACCGCGCCGACCGTGGAGCGGGTCGCGCCGACCCGCGCCTCGGGCCGCTACCACCGCGCCCGGGTGCGGATCCCGGCCGGCACGACCTGGTCCTACGTCTCGGCCATCGAGCCGGACGCGACGGCGGAGGGCTCGCGATGAACGTCCCCGGCCGGAACGAGAAGGACCTCTCCCTCTTCAGTCGCGCGATCGACGACCTCGCGCGCGGCGCCACCAACGCGATCTCGGCGGACACCTTCACCCTGGCCAACGGCGTCTCGCGCACGAAGGTGCCCTGCGAGAACTGCAGCCTCGGCGCCCTGCCGCGCTGGGTCCCGGTCACGGAATCCGCGTCGAAGGCGACGGTCTGGCTCGTCTCGGCCGACCGCGGCAGCTTCACCGTCGGGCACGACCTGAACCCGGCGACCGACCGCACCTTCCGCTTCGAGATGCGCCGGGCCTGATGCGCCTCCAGCCTCTGTCGATGCCGCTCGCGCCTGACCTCGCCGAGCGCGTCGAGGCATGTCTGGGCGCCGCCTGCGCCCTGCCCCGCTGCGACCTGACCGTGGCCGGCCTGCTCGCGTCGTGCGCGGCCGGGCAGGCGCAGCTCGTCGGGATCTTCGAGGGCGACCGGTTCGTGGCGGCGGGCGTGACGCAGGTCCGCCAGCACCGCGGCGGCCGCCTGTCCTGCTGGGTCCTGTCCCTCGGCGGCCGCGCGGCCGGCCCGTGGGGCGCGGTGATCGCAGCCGTCGAGCGCGGCGCCGCCCGGCTCGGCTGCACCACCGTCGAGTTCGTCGGCCGCCGCGGCTGGGCCCGCGTGCTGCCGGACTACACCGCCGCGCCGTGCGAGCTCGGCCACCACTTCACGAAGCGCATCGGGGCCTGACATGGGCGGCGGTACCAAGACCCAGACCACGGTCCAGCAGCAGAACAACGACCCTTGGGCGCCGGCGCAGCCCGCGCTCCAGGGCGTGCTCTCCGGCGCGACCGCGGCCTACAACTCGGGCGTCGGCTCGCAGGTCTATGGCGGCCAGCGCTACGCGGGTCTCGGGGATGTCTCGCTCGCCGCGCTCGACAGCATCGCGGGCAGCGCCAACGCGGGCCAGGGCGCGGCCAAGGCCGGCGACAGCTACCTGACCGGCCTACTCCAGAACGGCGGCACGACCTCGGGCATCCAGTCCGCGCTCGCCGGGCTCGACAGCGTCGGCAAGATCGACACGTCGCGCATCTCGTCGCTCGCCGACCAGATGGCGGACCCGAACAACCTCGCCTACTCGACGGCACGGGCGCTCACCCGGGGCGACTATAACCTGTCGACCTCGGGCTACACCGGTCTCCTCGACAGCCTGTCCGGGCAGACTCAGACGGAGAAGTCGCTGCAGGACGCCGCCGACGGCAAGTTCCTGGGCGGCGCGAACCCGTACCTCGACGCGGTGATCGGCCGGAGCCAGGGCGAGGCGGCCTCGAAGATCGCCCAGCAGATGGGCGCGGCGGGCCGGACCGGCTCGGGCCGCTACGCCGCGACGATCGCCGATTCCCTCAGCGGGATCGCCACGCAGGCCCGGTATACGGACTACGACAACGAGCGCACCCGGCAGGCGCAGGCGGCCACGGCGATCGACAGCTCGCGCAACGCCCGGACCAGCCTCCAGCAGGGGCTGTATGGGAGCATCAACAACGCCGAGCAGATCAACGCCGGCCTCGCGCTGTCCGGGGCCGGGCTCTACAACGACACGAACACGACGGCGCTCGGCGGCGCGACGGCCCTGGCCGGCGTCGACAATCAGAACATCCAGAACGAGATGTCGAAGTCGAGCCTGAAGCTGTCGGCCGCCCAGGCGGACCGGGCCGCGGCGATGGCCGGGCTCGGAATGGTCGACCAGAATATCAAGAATTTGCAGGCGCCGGGCCTGACCCTGGCCGGCGTTGGTGCGGCGCTCGATGCCGATCGCCAGGGCCAGCTCGATGCCGCGCAGCAGCAGTTCGCCGAGCAGCAGGCGAGCCCGTGGAAGCAGCTTGGGCTCTACTCCGGGATCGTGGATCCGATCGCCGGTATGGGCGGCAGCATGACCGGGACGAACGTTCAGCGCACCCCGCAGCCGTCGCTCCTCCAGCAGGGTCTCGGCCTCGCCGCGGGTGTCGCCGGTCTCGGCAGCATGACCGGCGCCTTCGACAGGCAGGCACCCGGCTCGTCTGGGTGGTTGTCCGGTCTGTTCCGCTAGGAGAGCACCATGTCCGCAGGCATCGTCCCGTTCGGCGCCCTCCCGCAGTTCGCCGGCCTCTCGCCGGACGATCTCGCGCGCCTCGCCCGCTCCCAGCAGCCGGCCGCGCCCTCCCCGGTCGACGGGCTGCTGTTCGACCGCGCCGGCATGGGCGGCCAGGGCGGCTTCTCCGGCACGTCGGGGACCATCGTGCCGCCGGCCGTCGCCACGCAGCCGGAGCCCGAGGCCGAAGCGCCCGCCCCGCGCGCCATGCCGACGCCCCCGGCGCGCCCGCTGAATTTTGGCAGTCTGCCGGCCCCGGCCGCGCCCGCGGAACCCGCCCCGACGCCGGCCAGCCCCGCGCCGACGACCACGGCGAGCGTCGCGCCGTCGCCCGCCACCGCGCCGGAGCCGGCCAGCGGCGGGAGCATCTTCGGTCGCCTCGGGGACCCACGCGTCGCCAACGTGCTGCTCGGGATCAGCCAGGGGCTTCTCAGCACGAAGGGCTTCGGGCAGGGCATCGCCGCCGGCATCGGCGCGGCCTCGAAGCTGAACAAGGATCAGGCCGTCACCGACCTTGCGCAGGCCGAGTACGGGCTGAAGGCGCAGAAGGCGCGGCAGGAGGCCGGCGCCCTGACCGGGAACGCCGCGATCCTCAAGAAGGTCTACCCCAACCTGTCGGACGTAGAGGCCCAAGCGCAGGCGTCGAACGGCGCGGCGGTCACGGAGGCGCTCAAGATCCTTCGGGATCCGAACCATGGTCTCGACAACGATCCCGCCATCATCCGCGCCAAGGCGCAGGCCCAGGCGGAGGGTTCGGCCGCCGGCAAGCCGGACGACACCTATTCGCCGCTCTCGGAAGCCGATCGCATCGCCCGCGGGCTGCCGGTTGGGGCCTATCAGGTCGACAGCAAGAACAAGGTCTCGCCGGTCAACCCGACCGGGACCACGATCAATATGGGGGGCGAGAAGGCGTACGATGCCGAGGTCGGGAAGACCTACGCCAAGCAGTTCTCCGACCTGATGACCTCGGACCGCAACGCCGGCGCCAAGCTCAACTCCCTCGCCCTGATGGAGCAGCAGATGGGCCAGCCCGGGTTCTACTCGGGCTTCGGCGGCGAGCAGGTGAAGCGCGTGAACCAGCTCCTCGGCGCGCTGGGCATCAAGGATCCGAAGGCAGCCTCCGGAGCCGAGGCGGTTGCCGCCCTGTCGAACCAGGTCGTGCTCGACCAGCTCGGCGGCTCGCTCGGCGCCGGCGTGTCGAACCAGGATCGCGACTTCATCGTGGAGATCGGCCCGGGCCTCGGGAAAACGCCCGAGGGCAACAAGCAGCTCATCGGCATCTACCGCGCCATGGCGCAGCGCCAGCAGCAGGTCGGGCAGATGGCTCGCGACTATGCCAAGGCCAACGGCGGCCGGATCGACGCCGGCTTCGACGAGCAGGTCTCGCGCTTCGCGAACGACAACCCGCTGTTCCCGGCGGCAAGCCGGGCGGCGCAGGCGCAGTCCGACGGCGTGTCCGGTCCGACGGCCGCGCCCGGCGTCGCCGCGCCGCGCACGCAGGCCGATTTCGATGCCCTGCCGAAGGGGGCGATGTACGTCGACCCGTCGGATGGCCGCCGCTACCGGAAGAACTGAGCCATGGCCGGACCCCGCTTCAGCGGCACGCTCGTCGAGGATGATGCGGCGCCGGCCCCGGCCGGCCCGCGGTTCTCAGGCACGCTCGTCGAGGACGACGCCCCCGCGGAGGGTGGCCGCGCCCACGGCGCGCTCAACGCCTTCGCCCGCGGCGTCGTGAACGGCCTGCCCATCGTCGGCCCCTATGCGCTGGCCGGGATCGATCGCGCCGACGCGGCGGTGCGCGCCGTCCAGAACGACTCCCGCTACTCCGACGAGGTCGATGGGGCGAAGCGCTACGGCGCCGAGGTCGCAGCCGAGCACCCGATCGCCGAGACGGCGGGCGAGATCGGCGGCGGTGTCGCCGGGACCGTGCCGCTCGTGCTCGCCGCGCCGGCCGCGTTCGGGGCGGGGGCTGGCGGCCTCGGCATACGGTCGGCCGCATCGCTGGCTTCTGGCGGCCTGCTTGGTAGCGCAGATGCAGCCGTTCGCAGCGGCGGGGATCTCCGCGAGACGGCCAAAGGGGCGGCGATTGGCGCGACGCTCGGTGCCGCCGCTCCCGGCCTTGGCCAGGTCGTTGGCGCGGGCGCCCGCAAGGTCGCCGAGGCGATTGGTGTGCGAGCCGCGCCGTCTGCGGGGATGGGGGCACCGGCCATGGAGAAGCTGGCCTCCGACGCCGCGAATGCCGGCGGCACGGGAGCGGTGCGGGTACGGCTGGGCGAGTTGGGGCCGGAGGCCATGCTGCTCGACGCCTCGCCTTCGTTCGAGGGCCGGGCGCAGGGCCTCGCTGTGCTGCCGGACACCCGGGAGGCCATCGTCGACCCGCTGCGGCGGCGCGCGGCAGGCGCCAACGCGCGCCTCGCCGCCGACGTCGATACCCATCTCGGGCCGACCCTCGACCCGGCCGCCTTCCAGGCCGAGTGGCAGCGTGCCTACGGTGAGGCCGTCCCGCCGCTCTACCGCGATGCCCTCAGCCAGCCCGTGCACGTCGACACCTCCGGCGTGCTGGAGACGATCGGGCGCCTCGGCGCGCACGAGAAGGGCGGCGCCGAGTTGGCGCTGCGCCGCGCATGGGGGCTGCTGCACGCCGAGCAGGACGTGCCGGGCATCGGCCGCGCCATCGTCCCCGACCGCAACCCCGAGGCGTTGCACAACGCCAAGGAAGCGCTCGACGCGATGATCGCGCACGTCCAGGCGCAGCAGGGTTCGGCCGCCGCGAGCGAGCTGCGGGCCCTGTCGGCCGTGCGCTCCGGCGTGAACAGCGCCCTCGAAGCCCAAGTCCCGGGCTACGCCGAAGCGAACCGGACGGCGCAGCATTTCTTCCAGCAGCGCGACGCCTTCGACGGCGGCCAGCGGCTGCTCAACGGCGGCCGCGAGGCGGCCCGGCCGGCGCAGGTCGCCGCCGACACCGCGGGCATGACGCCGGAGGTGCAGCAGGCGCAGCGTCTTGGTCTGCGTACCGAGGTCGATCGCCTCGTCGGCACGCAGCTCAACGACCGGCTGGCGCTCCGAAAGGCGCTGATGGGCGAGGGAGACTACAACCGGGCCCGGATGGGGACCGTGTTCGGCGAGGAGCCGACCGCGGGTGTCGCCGGGGCGGTGGACCGGGAGGCTGCCTTCGACGCCGCGAACCGGCGGATCGTCGACAACAGCATGACGGCGCAACGGGTCGCCGCTGCGGCCGACCTCGCGCCTCGCGACGTGCGCCCGTCGGCGTCCGATGCCGTTCCGGCCGTTGCCGCAGCGGTTGGTGGCGTCCAGGCGGGCCTCGCCGCGCAGGCTGCCAAGCTCGGGATCAAGGGCGCACAGGCCGGCTTCAACGCCGCTGGCCGGGCGCGCGACATCGCTCGCAACAAGGAACTCGCAGAGGCGCTGACCCGTCGCCAGGGCGAGCAGCTCGACGCCCTGCTGGAAGCGATCGGGGCCCGGCAGGCCGCGGAGCGGATGGCGGGCGGGGTCGGGCGCGCCGCGCAGATCGGGACGACGGCCGCGACGGTGTCGCAGGCGGACCGGGCGAAGGCCTACGTGCCGTTCGGGTTCCTGCCCGCCGTACGGTAACCCCGCCACGCGTAGATACCGGCGGTAGCGATTATGGCCCCCAGGATGGCCAGTACGGCCACATCTCCGATGCGATCCGCGGCCCAGTCCACCGCACCCGGCACGGTCGCATTCACGACCCACGACACCACCGCCATGGCGGCGGCGAACAGGACGAGCGTGAGGAGCACTTCGGGCCAGCGGCGCATCCTGGCACGGTAGCGGAATTGCTCTGCGGATCAATTCGGCGGGCGCCACGCCAGCCTCGCGCAAGCTCGTGCAATTAACTGCACGGGTGTTCCGCGGAACACCGAGCGGGCGCGTTACAGGCGGATCGTACGGCGGATCGTCACCGACGCGGCGTTCACGCTGATGCGATAAATCTGGCGCACGCTGTGAGGCAGGCTTGCCGCACGTTGGTGGCAATTTGATATCAAGGTGCTAGATCAAGCATGTCGTTCGGGCATCGCCCGACTCAAATGCGTCCCTGCGGAAGGTTCACCGCCGCACCGCGTACGCGACGAGGCAACGATGGAACGGTTTTCGAAGGGTTTCAAAATCAAGGTCTCAGCGCGCAGCTTCGCTCGGAATTTCGCACTCGGGTTTTCGGGCCCGATGCTGCTGCTCACACCCATGCCCGGCCCGCGCGCTTTGCAGCCGGGTGAGACGGTGCGCCATGCGTGGCGCTCCGTGGGCACACATCTGAATAACGGGCTGCGTCAGGCGGTTGATGAGCGCCGATCAGCCAAGGGATGAGTCCATTCAACTGCCCGCGCAGATGCGCGGGCAGATCATCTCTGACCTCGCAAATTCGATAGAGCCGACGCTGCCGGAGGGCCTGCCGGATCGGGTCGCTGTGGCCGAGAGCGCCGCCGAGTCCGCTCTGAGCGAGATCATCGAGAAGGGTGGGATCTCCGTCGGATCAATCGAGGAAGCCTCGTTTTCGATGCTCCACGTTGGGCCGGTTCCGCCCGTTCCGATGGTGCGCGGCTACAACGACATCTACCCGGGCGCCGCTCAGACGATGTTCGAGATGGCCGTCCGCGACCAGACTGCCGTCATCGAGTCCCGGAAGGACAAGGCGGCTCGGGACGACCGCTTCCGCATCATCTCGATCGTGTTGGGATTTCTGGCGCTTTTGGCTCTGCTCGCCTTCTCGCTGGCAGCGGCCATGAACGGCCATGAGAAGGTCGCCCTCGGGATGCTCGCGCTTGGTGTCGGGGGCATCATCGCCACGTTCGTTGGCGCCCCCCACCTGCTACCCAAGCGGGCCAAATCCGAACCCGAGAAAGAGCCGGCGTCAAATGCACCGCCGGCTCAGGTCGACAAGAAGGCCGCGGACGAGCGGTAGCTCTCACGCCATCGCTAGCAGGTCGCCGACGAACGCCGGCGGTGAATAGTGCGCCGGGCGGCACGACCCGTATGGGGAGCAATCAACAACTGGCCGCCCGGCCTTCCCCTCGCGGGGATCTCGAATTGTGGGGCCGGACGGCAGCTGCCGTATGGTTGCCAATCAACAATTGGCCGCCCGGCCTCGCCGCCGTCGCGGCGTCTCGGGCTTAGGTAACGGGAGCGACGCGCGCGATGTGGGCGTCAGGGCCTTTTTGGTCGCCCCCGTCGCGCCTCCACTCGCTCCAGAGGAGCTTGAGGAAGCGCTTCTCGGTGTATCGTTGCGCTCGGTTGTGCGCGTGCGCCTTCGTCTCGACTCGATCGGCCTCGTAGACCTTCCGGGCGTCGTAGATCGCCTTGAGCGGGCCTCCTGCCTTCACGATGCAGGCGCCGACGTTCCATATCACCGAACGGCGAGCCGGGTTGTAGCCGTGATCAATGCCTTCGATGCCGCCGACCCGGCGCTGCCGGGACCCGTCTGGCATCACGGCGAGGCCGAGCCGCTTCCACAGCCGCGCGGGGTTCGCGTAGGCCTCCAGATCTCCAGCCTCGCCCACGATCGCCGCGAGGGAGAGCAGTCCGACGCCGCGTGTTGCCTCCACCCACGGAGCGACGGGTAACGCCTTGGCGAGCTTAGTGAGCCGCTTCTCGACAACCGCACGGTGCTTGGCGATGCTGTCACGGGCCTCGGTCAGCGGGAAGATCGCAGCAAGCGCGATCTCTGCGAGAGGGTGAGAGCCCTTACCGAGCGCAGCCTTGTAGATGCGCTCTGCCTCGCCCTTGTCCCCGTCCGCGGCGAGGCGGCGGCAGAGAGCCTTCGCCTGGAGGGTGAGAGCTTTCTCTGCGCGATGCCACGCCTGACGGCGCCGCCATTGCTCACGGATCTCTGCGATGGGGGCGGCGAGGTCGACACTGGCGGAATGGGTTGCGCCGATAGCATGGTCGACCTCGCCTTCGCCGGCCCGAAGGTCGGCGATCTCGAAATTCTCAGCCAGCACGGGCGACCTCCTGCAGTTCGCGCAGGCGGTCGTCGGTCAGGACTTCGCCGACCTTGGCGGTGTTGGGCATTGACTGAGCCACGAGGCGCAGCCAGCGCGCCTTCGTCGCCATGTCGTCGGACTGCGAGGCGTAGAAGTCGGCCGCGGCAGAGATCTCCTCGCGCGTCGCCTCGCCGAGCTTCCGGCCGCCGGGGAGCGGGAACATGAGGAGCGTGCCGGCGGCGAGCTGCGTGACGCGAAACGCACCAGACACCTTGGAGGGCGTGAACTTCTCGACGCGGGCCGGAGGATTCCAGACGGCCTTCCGAGCGCCTTGGCACTGGCGTCGGATCGCATCGTAGCAGGCCTGCGAGATCAGCGGCTCGGTGAGCGCGTCGCGCAACCCGCGGTTCGCGCGGACGGAGCACTCGAAGGCGGCGGTGGCGGCGCGCACGTTGCCACCAGCTTGGTCGAAGGCTTGCTTTGCGGCCTCGGCGACGAGGTCTCGCGAGGAGGCGGTCTTGGCGGCGGCGCCCATCAGACCTCTCCCTGCATCGCGAGGAGATCTCGGATCACGCCCACAGCCAGCCGGATGTTCGTGGTCGGCTGCTCGCCGAAGTCCTCGTCCCTCATCGACTCTCCATTGTGGCACCAAGAGCAGGCACGCGCCTTCACCAGCAGACCTGCAAGGGTCGTCGCGGTTGCCGCCTCAATCTGCTCCACGAAGCCAGACGTGAGGCCGCAAGCCTCCTCGTAATTCGTCTCGGTATCGGTCGTGTGCGACCCGGCAGCAGCATCATACGTGTGCCGCTCTGCCATCCAGGCTTGGTCGAGAAGCCGTCCCAGCCGAAGCAGTTCGGCGTCCGGATGGGATGTTGCCAGCGCCGAGACCGTGAGCGCCGGCGCGATGGCGATACCGCCAAGCAGGACGCGACGGTTGCTGAGAGGGGAGACGTGGGCTCGCCGTGAAGGCACAGTTGTGCTATCTGCCGGAGCAGTCATTTCGATCTCCAGAGGGTTGAGGTGACACTGGCCTCCGGGGTGTCGCAAGCACCTTCGGGGGCCGTTCTGTTCAGGGGTTCGGGCTCTTGGCTCCGGGTTGCCCCTGATCCTTCACCTGCTGCAGCAGCCAGACGATGTGTGCGTTCGCGCTGCGAAGGTTCCGCTTGGCCTCTTCGTTGATCCACGCCCGCATGCCATCGGGCAGTCGGATCATCACCTTGTCGGACGTTCTGCTAGGGGATTGCTGGGGCACGGGCTCCTCACTTGATGGCCACTGGCCAACAATGATCCGGGTCTGACGGCGTGTCAACGCATATAGGCCAGTGGCCAGCATTTATTTTGGGCCAGTTGCCAGTATGCCGTTCGTATGGCCGACGAGTTCCCAAGCCGACTTCTCGAGAAGGTGGTTCTCCGCCTGCCGGACGGCATGCGCGACCGCCTCAAGGCTGAAGCCGAGGCGAATAAGCGGAGCATGAACGCGGAGATCGTTGCGCGTCTCGACCGCAGCCTGGAAGAAGACGGGCAGCTTCCCAAAGCCGAGTTGGACATGTTCTACGGCATGGCCGCCGCTGTAGCCGAGCAGACAGTCACTCATATGCTGCACGTCTGGCTTAATGCCGCCGAGGAAGAGGGCGGAACGAGCCACGATCCCGTTCGGGCGCTCCGCAAATTCTTGGCCGACCGATCCCTGAGGAAATCCGGGGAGCAGCCAGATCAGCCAGTCGAGCCGCGCAAGTGGTCGACGCAGGAGATCGTCGAGTTCGCCCGGCAGCTGGTGGCTGCGCAGGACGGCGAGGCGCGCCAGGAGCCGGACGCCACGAAGAAGGCCGGCTGACCTAGTCCACTGCCCTTGACCCGTCGGGCGAAACGCCCGATTAAGCCACCGTCGCGCGCGCTGCGCCCGACACCTGAAAAGGCCCGCCACGTGCGGGCCTTTTGCGTTTCAGGACCTCCCGACATGCCGACTGCCGCAGACCGCGACGCGCTGATCGCTAGCGCGCAGCGCATCGGCGCGGATCCGCTCGACTATGCGACCGTGATGTCGTTCGAGAGCGGGTTCAGCCCTTCGATCCGGGGCGGCTCGGGCAACCGGCACATCGGCCTGATCCAGTTCGGACCGACCGAGCAGCAGCAGTACGGCGCGAGCCAGGACCAGAGCTTCGCCGACCAGCTTCCCGCCGTCGAGCGCTACCTGACCGACCGCGGCTTCAAGCCCGGCATGGGGATGCTCGACCTCTACTCGACGGTGAATGCCGGCCGACCCGGGCTCTACAATCGGAGCGACACTGCGAACGGCGGCACGCCCGGCACCGTCGCCGACAAGGTCAACAATCAGATGGCCGACCATCGGGCGAAGGCCACGGCCTTCCTCGGCGGCGCCTTCTCGCCCGGCTCGGCCGCACCGCGCGGCGCCTTCGGCCTTTCCGGCCCGGTCGCGGCCGGCACCGAAGGGTCGGTGACGCCGGTGGGCGGCGCCGCGATGCAGTCTCCCGAGGCGGATCGCACCCTCCAGGTCGCCTCGCTGCTCCGGACGCTCACCGCCGCCGATGCGCCAGCCGCTTCCCCGGTGGCGCAGGCCGCCGCGGCGCCAGCCCCGGCCCCGATCCAGGCGCAGCCGGTCCGTCGGCAGGGCCCCGCCTTCGACGCGCAGCGCTTCTTCGCGCTGCTGCCCGGCACCAAGACCCGCTAACCTGAGGACGGCCCTATGCCCGGCGCCATCAACTGGGACGAGGCGCCCTCGGGCAACGACGTCTCGGATCCCCCGATCATCTTCAACGAGGGGCAGCCGGCGAAGACCATCAACGACGCCATGCGCGCGCTGATGGCCTCCATGAAGCTCTGGATGCTCGACAACTCGGGTGTGAACCAGGCCTACGGGTCGGACGCCTACACGGTTCTGACTCGGCAGGGCGTGTCGGCGAAGGCGGCGTCCCAGGCGCACACGCTCAAGTTCCGAACCACGACGACCAACCTCAATCCGTGCACGCTGAACGCCGACGGCAACACGGCGGTGCCCTGGCTGCGCTCGGATGGGACGCAGTTCGGGCCCGGCGACATCGGGCAGAACGTCGTCTGGTCGGTGGTCTACGATCCGGACGCGAAGGTCTATCGCACCCTGTCACCGACCACGGAATCGGCCGGGAAGATCGCCGCGTTCGGCGGCCCCAACGTGCCGTCGGGCTGGGAGATCTGCGACGGCCGGCCGGTCTCGCGGGCCTCCTACGCCGCCCTGTTCGCCGCGATCAGCAGCCTGTGGGGCGTCGGCGACGGCTTCGCGACCTTCAACCTGCCGGATCTGCGGGGACGCAGCCTCTTCGGCGCGAACCGCGGGCTGAACCTGCTGACCTCGGCTGGTGGCCTCGTCGGCTCGCTCGGCACGCTCGGCGGGGCCGAGACGGTGGCGATGCTGGCGACGCAGATGCCGCGGCACATGCACACCTCGACCATGTCGCCCGCCGGCTTCTTCCAGCCAGAGATCGCAAGCGCAGGCGTACACAACCACGGCGGCACGAACATCGACGGCGCCCACGACCACACCGGCTCGACGAACCTGACCGGGAACCACGCCCACACCGGCACGAGCGACATCAGCGGCGACCACGCCCACGTCGTGCAGTACGGCTACGGCCTGGTCAGCACCCAGACGCCGAACAACGCCCAGGTTGTCACCGGCATCAATCTGGGCTCGCCCGGCAACGGCCAGACGACCCAGAGCGGACCGCACTCGCACACCTTCACGACGGGCGCGACCGGCAACCACGCGCACAGCTTCGCGACCGATCCGGGCGGCACGCACAGCCACGGCATCCAGAACGACGGCGGCCACGTCCACACGATCGATCCGACGCCGAACCACACCCACACGCTGGTGATCGACACGGCCGGCTCGGGCGACCCGCACCCGAACGTGCCGCCGGGCGCGGTGGTGACCTGGGCCATCAAGACCTGAGGACCCGATGAGCGCTTTCGACTGGTCCACCAACGCGGGGCTCAACGCCATCGCGGACAAAGCCATGCCCGTTCCGGACGGCGTGTCGGCCCGCGTCTACGCGAGCCTCGTGCGCGGCCTCATGGCGGGCGTCGCCCAGTTCATCGCCGACACGTCGGGCGCGCTGGTCTCGGTCGGGCTCGGCGACCTCTACGCGGTGAACACCTTCTCCGGGCTGAAGCCGAAGCCCGGGACGATGATCGCCTTCTGGGCGCACCGCACGAACGAGGCAGAGCCGTCCCTGATGGTCGACGGCTACGGGCCGGTGGCGTTCCTGGCCGCCGACGGCAACGAGCTGGCGCCCGGTGCGGTCGTGCAGGGCCAGCTCCAGATGGTGGTCTGGGACGAGGCCGTGTCGCCGGAGAAGCCGGCGTGGCGGAAGATCAATCCGGCCGCCACCGACTTGCAGGTGCTGAACGCCCAGACCGCGCTCGAGGCGCTGTCGAACTACCTGCCGAAGGAAGCGCCCGACGGCGTGGGCAAGCTCTGGTTCACGAACGGAGCCTTCCAGGTCACCACGGCGCCGCAGTCATGAGCGTCTTCGACTGGTCGACGCGGCCCGACGCCAACGCGATCGCGGATGCCGGCGTGCCGGCGCTCGACGGCGCCTCCGCCCGCGAGCTGCCGGCCCTCATCCGCGACGTCATGGCGGCCTTCGCCGGCTACGTCGCGGATCAGGGCGGCGCGATCCGGGCAGGCGGTCTGTTCAACGCCTACGTGGCTCGGACCTCGTCGGGGGTGCGGGCGATCCGCCCCGGCGTCGCCGTGCTCGTCCAGGTCGACCGGGACAATACCGACGACCCGACGCTGAACGTCGACGGCACCGGCGCCCGGCCCTGGCTCGACCTCGACGGTTCGGCGCCGCCGCCCGGCACCGTGCGCGCGGGTGCCTTCTATCTCGCCATCGCGTCCGGCCCGGGCTGGGTCAGCGACTTCGGCGGCCTCGCACGGGCCGATGCCGAGGATGCGGCGATCACCGCGGCCCTGATCTTCGGCGGCATCTGACCATGAAGCAGATCGACCTCACCGGCGTGGTGCTGAACCCCGCCGCGGGCACGCTCGACTTCTCGGGCGTGAACATCGACCCGCGCACCGTGCTGGCGGTCCTGCACGAGCCGACGAACCAGTTCATCTACGCGGTCGGGCGCCGCGGGCTCGGGCGGAAGTCGATCAACGGCCAGGTCCTGACCTTGGCCTTCAACACGAAGCTTCTGTCGGCTGGCCCGATCACCGGCTTCCGTGACGACGGCGCCGATGTCGCGACGGATGCCCGCCTGGAGGCCTGCCGGGCGCTGCTCGCCACCGGGAACGCGACGCTCTCGAACGTGGCGACCGGCATCGGCACACCGTCCGATCCCGCGCCGGGCTCGGATGCCGGGGCCGGCTCGCTCATCGCCAAGGTGACGCGGCTCCTGCTCACCCAGAGCGGCATCGCCACGGTGCTCGCCGCGATCCGGGACCGGCTGCCGGCGGCGCTCGTCGGCGGGCGTCTCTCGGTCGACGGCTCCGGGGTGACGCAGCCGATCTCGGCCGCGGCGCTGCCCCTGCCGGCCGGCGCCGCCACCGCGGCGAAGCAGGATGCCGCCGCCACCACCCTCGCCAGCATCCTCGCCGCCTTCGCCCCGCTCGCCGCCGATGCGAGCGTGCAGGCCGGGACCGCCAAGGCGGAGGCGATCCGCGCGCTTCTCGCCGGCACGCTGAAGGTCGCCACCCCCACGCCCGCCAGCGTGGTCACCGGCCAGGTGAAGATCGCGACCACCGGGACCGCCGTCGCGCTGCCGAACGTGGCGCTCGCCAATGGCATCGTCGTGAAGGCCAAGACCTCGAACGCGGCGCAGACCTCGGCCGCACCCGGTGTGGTCGGGCCCGCCGGCGTGTCGACGGTGATCGACGGGACCGGCCCGGGCTACCCGCTCGCCCCGGGCGAAGCCGCCTCGTTCGCGTGCTCGAACGCGAACCTCGTCTTCGTCAACGGCACAGCCGGCGACGTCTTCTTCTTCGAGGGGAACTGACCATGGCCGCGCCCGCGATCCCGCCGCCCACCCCGCTCCAGTTCGCCACCACCGCCCAGGCGCAGGCCGCGCTCGACGCCGGCACGCTGATCAGCCCGGCGCTCGCCCTGGCGCTGCTCAAGGCCCAGCCCGCCGCGGTGCTCCGCGCCGCGTACGACCTCCTGCCGAAATCAGAGGTCGGCCTTAGCCCGGGAGATCCGTGGATCTCCGGAAATACCCTCCAGTTCGTCGCGTCGTGAGGATCGACATGCCCTCCCGTATCCTGGCTCGCGTCCTCACGGCGTTCGCCGCACTCCTGATCGCGGCGCCCGCGGTCGCGTACGACGCCTCCAGGGCGCCGCGCTACGCCTCGCCGGACATGTACCGGCCGAACGTCGACCGGATCGTCGTCAACGGCACCGGCTCCACCGGCCCGATCGAGACGATGTCGGCCACAGCGACCGGCGCGAGCGCGGGCCAGACGCTGGGCGGCTGGTTCTCGAGCATCGTCCTCGGTACGCCGACGGTCACGAGCCTGCGCGCCTACTCGCGCTTCTTCATCAGCCCCGACACGCTGATCACCGTTGGCGGCTACACGTCCCTCGGCGATGGCGGCGGCGGCACCTTCCGCTGGTCGAACACCTCGACCGCGACCGACGATGGGGTGCTGACCATCAACCCGACCGGGAACGGTGGGGCCGGCCGCTGGCTGCGCATCTTCAACGGCACGCTGCCCATCGAGGCGGCCGGCGGCATCTGCAACGGCGGCGCGGATGACACGGCTGCGTTCCGGCGCGCGGTCGCCGCGCTGGCCGCGCTCGGCCGCGGCGGCATCATCGCCATCGGCCCGAAGGCGTGCATCGTCTCCGGCACGATCGACGGCGCCGCGAACGTGTTCTTCCGCGGGAACGGACGCGAGTCGACCGCGATCCTGACCAACGTTCCGACCGGCGACGTCTTCCGGTTCGGGACGGCCGCGGCGTCCTACAACAGCTTCGGCATGTCGGATCTGCTCGTCGGGTCCACCGTTACCCGAACCAGCGGTGCGCTGATCGCCATCTCGGGCTCGCGCGGGACGTTCCGTTCGATCGGCCTGCGCGGCGGCTACGACGGGATCACGATCGACAACTATGGCAACCAAGCAATCGTCGCGATCTATGATCTCCTCGCCGAGAACATGGGCAACGAGTGCATCTCGCTCGGCAAGTTCTCGACCGCACCGGCGCTGTTCGCCAACGGCCTGCACCTCACCGCTTCGACGCTGGCCCAGTGCCAGACCTCGATGGCGCTGTACGCGGCTTCCGGCGTCTACGTGCAGGACGTGGAGAGCTACCAGTCGAAGGGACACGCCTTCGCCTTCATCCCGACCACGTCGCACCTCGGCATCCAGGGCGCATGGTTCAACCAGACCCTGGCGGATAGCCCGACGGCCAACGGCTGGTTCTTCGCCGGAACCGGCAAGATCTCCGAGGTGAAGCTGACGGCCTCCCAGGCGAGCAGCGCGGGCGGCCACGGCATCGACATCGAGCCCGGCACGAACCTCGACAGCCTCCTGATCACCGACTTCCAGAGCACCTTCAACGCCCAGCACGGCCTTCGCATCGGCGGCGGCTACAACGTCACCGTGCGCGGTGGCGAGTTCTACTATAACGGCAACGGCTCTGGCGGCGTCGGGATCGCGGTCGAGAACAACGTCAAGGGCTTCACAATCCAGGGCATCAACGGCGGGTACGGCGGCTGGGCCAAAGTCAACAACCTGACGATGAAGCAGACGAACTGCATCTACGTAGTCGGTCCGACGAACGACAATTACATCGTGACCGGCAATCGCTGCATGGGGAACACCGCCACCAACGACCAAATCCATGACGGCGGCACCGGCGCGAATAAGATCGTTGAGAAGAACCTCTCTTACTAGCCGGGCGCTGCAGCTCCCCTCCTAAGCTCCCCTCCTACGAGGTCCTGATGACCCTGCGCCTCCCGGCGCGGGCCGCCCTCGCGTGCCTTGCGCTCGCGGGGTCGGTTCCGTGCGCCCATGCCGAAGTCGCCTCCTGGTACGGCCCGGGCTTTCACGGCCGCCGCGCCGCCGACGGCTCGCGCTTTGATCAGGACGCTCTCACCGCCGCCCATAAGACCCTGCGGTTCGGGACCCGCGTCCGGGTGACCTGCGCCGCCACAGGCCGCTCGGTCGTCGTCCGGATCACGGACCGCGGTCCGTTCATCGCAGGCCGGGCGATCGACCTCTCGCGCGGCGCGGCCCGGGCCATCGGCCTGTCGGGCGTCGGCCGCGTCCACCTCGCCATCCTCGGCTGACCCGGAGACCACCATGGACGTCTCGCCCATCGGACGCGCCGCCCTCGAGGGGCGCGAAGGCACCCGGCTCACCGCCTACAAGGATTCCGTCGGCGTCTGGACGATCAGCACCGGGATCACGACCGCGTCCGGGCTGATCAAGGTCGTGCCCGGCCTCACGATCACGCCGCTCCAGTCCGACGCGCTCTTCGCCGCCGCGCTGGAGAAGTACGCGGCCCCGGTCCGCGCCGCCCTGGCGAAGCCGGTGCCGCAGCCGTTCTTCGACGCCTGCGTGAGCCTCGCCTACAACATCGGGCCAGTCGGCTTCGCGCACTCGACCGTGGTTCGCCGCGCCAACGCAGGCGACCTAGCGGGTGCCGTCGAGGCGTTCCTGATGTGGAACAAGCCGGCCGCGATCATCTCGCGCCGGCAGGCTGAGCACGATCAGGCCGCCCTCGCCTCCTACGCCGGCGCCAAGGTCTACGCGCGCCGCGGCGACCGCTCCCCCGTGAAGGCGATGGCCGGCACGCTGCCGGCACGCGCGACCACGCCCGATCCGCTCGCGCCGATGACGGTGGCCAAGCCGCCGGCCGCCGCGCCGGCTCCGGCCGTCGAGCCCGGCTTCTGGGCGCGCCTCCACGCCCTCCTCTCCCGCAAGACCAAGGTGGCCTGACATGCACCGCGCTCGCTTCCGCCGGGTCCGGCTCGGCATCCTGCGCTGGTACGCCGCCGCGCGCGGGTACCGGATCTACGCGCTCGCCCTCGTGCTGGCCGTGCCCGACATCCTCGACGCGCTGGCCGGTGTCGACTTCACCGTCCTGCTACCGCCGGGCTGGGGCGCGAAGTCGGCCTCCATCCTGGCCATCGCGCGCGTCGTGCTGGGTATCGTGATCCGGCGGCTCGCCATGGTCGGTCCGCCGCCCGCCGGAGGGCCGCGCTGATGGGCGCCGTCCTCGCTATGGCCGGCAGCCTCCTCGTGAAGCTGTTCGGCTCCGGCATCGTCCAGGCGGTGCTCGCCTACCTCAACAAGCGCTCCGACAACGGCGTGCTGACGAACGCGCAGAACGTGACCGGCGACGTCACGGTCGCCCAGGCGCAGCTCACCGCCTACGTCGAGGAGCGGAAGGTGGTCGCGCAGGAGCGCGCCGAGCAGCACCTCTCGCCCTGGACGGCCTGGATGATCCCGACGGCGTTCGGGCTCTGCATGATCCACTTCGGCGCGATCGTCCTCGACAGCACCTTCCGGTTCAACTGGCAGGTCGCGAAGCTGCCGGCGCCGTACGACGCGATGGAGAACGCCATCGTGCTCTCAGTGATCGGCGTCGCCGGCATCGCGCCGACCGTCCGCCGGATCTTCGGCCGGTAGCCTCTCGTCTGCTGCACACAAATCGGCTTGTCTCTCACGGGAGGCCGGTTCGCTTAACACAACGCCCTCTCCCGACCGGGAGAGGGGACCGGGGCCAGCCATCATGTCCGACGAGAAGCCCCGCCGCCCGCGTCGGCCGGCCGTCCCGCGTAAGGGGCTCGACCTGATCGGCGCCGACCTCAACCGCCGCGTTCCGCCACCCATCCCTCCAGGACTCGGCGAGGGGCTCCTCGAACGAGCGAGCCAAGAAGACGATCCCATGCACAACCCCCAAATCGGAGAGCTGCTCGGCCGGCTGCTGGAGCGCTCAGACGCGAACGGGCGCCAGCTCGACGACGTGCAACGGAAGATGAGCCGGATGGACGAGCGCTTGGATGGCGTCGCCTACCGTCGGGACATCGAGACCTTCATGCACCGTGACGAGATCGAGCGCCGGATCGACAAGGCTGTCGAGGGCGCGAAGGCCGAGGCGAAGGAGGGGCTGGGCGAGGTCCGGAAGGACGTCGGGAAGCTCCAGAGCCTTGTGGTCTGGGGCAGCGGCGGCATCATCACCGCGTTCGGCGGCCTGCTGCTTAAGCTGATCTATTCGAGCGCGCACATCCCGATCTGACCGCCCGCTTCACCCCCTACTTCACAAGACCTTGGGCGCCCTGGCTTCGGCCGGGGCGCTCTTTTCGCGTTTCGGGACTACCGGCCACCGGTACCTGTGCGGCGCTGGGTGCCCGGCTTGCTCGCGTCGATCTCGGCGAGGCGCTCGCGGCCGGCCTCGGTGATGAACCACGCTTCCACTCGTCGCCCCGGTCCGCGAGCAGGCCGACATTCGACGAGCCCAAGCTCCAGCAGGACAGGCATAGCGGTAGGGTGCGCGCCGCGCCGCAGACCTTGCGGGTAGAGCATGCAGGCGCGGAGGGCTTCGAGTTGGCGTCCGCGGACCGGTGCGGGCGGTTCGGAGGGCATCCGTCAGCGAGCCGCGAGGAGCATCCACTGCCGCGCCTCGGCCTGACGGTGGACGTCGTCGGCGTTCGGCAGGTCGGCGATCACGTGCTCGACGATCTGGCGCGTTGTAGCGTCGTCGAGGCCGAGGCCCTCCGCGTAACCGTGGAGCTGGCGCATCAGGCGCTGGACGGCTTCGCGGTCCGGATCGGAGGGTTCGTCCATCACGTTCCGGCGGCTGGTGGGGTAGATGGTGGGGTGAAGCGCCCCAACCGCGAAATTCGTGAGCAAAAACAACAATGGTTGGCGGAGAGGGGGGGATTCGAACCCCCGATGCCCTTGCAGGCATGCCGCATTTCGAGTGCGGTGCATTCAACCGCTCTGCCACCTCTCCGCAAGGTGCCTCGATGAGACGGGCGGTGCGTAGCACGCGCGGTCCGGCTTCACAAGCGAGACGTCGCGCGCCGGCGCCAGCTCAGACCACCACGGTGATCGCCTGCGCGGCGCGGGTCAGGCCGGTGTAGAGCCAGCGCGCCCGGTGCTCGCGGAACGCGTAGGATTCGTCGAACAGCGTCACCCGATCCCACTGCGACCCCTGTGCCTTGTGCACCGTCAGCGCGTAGCCGTAGGTGAACTCGTCCGTCTCGCGTCGCAGGAACAGCGGGATCTCCTCGTCCGTGCCGGAGATCATCGCGCGCAGCACCTTGATGTCGGTGGGCTTCCGGCGGAGCGCCGGGTCGTCCTCCGGCACCACGTCGAGGCGGATCAGGTCCGGACGCGGCGGCGCGCGCAGGGCCTGCACGGTCCAGGTCGAGCCGTTGAGCAAGCCCTTCACCCGGTCGTTGCGCAGGCAGACCAGCTTCTCGCCGATCGCCGGCATCGGGTCCGTGTGGCCCGCGAGTTCCCGGAGCCGGGCATTGTAGAGGCGGCGGGTCTTGTTCAGACCGACCAGAACCTGGTCGCACTCGAGCACCTCGGCCGGATCCAGGGCGCGGCGTGACACGATCCGGCTCTGCCCGTAGCTGCCGAGCTCCAGCCGGCCGCCCTCGCGCACCGTCATCGCCATGCGGACGATCGGGTCGTCCTTGGCCTGCCGGTGGACCTCGGTGAGCATCACGTCGGGCTCCGCCTCGGTGAAGAAGCCGCCGCCGCGCACCGGCGGCAGCTGCGCCGGGTCGCCCAGAACAAGGACCGGCCGCTCGAAGGACAGGAGATCGTTGCCGAGGTCGGAATCGACCATCGAGCACTCGTCGATGATGATCAGGTCCGCCTTGGCGGCCGGGCCCGACCGGTTCAGCGTGAAGGTGGGCCCGCCCTCCTCCGCCTCCTTGGTGCGGTAGATCAGCGAGTGGATCGTGGCGGCGTCGTAGCAGCCCTTCTGGCGCATCACCGAGGCCGCCTTGCCGGTGAAGGCCCCGTAGACCACCGTGCCGTCGACGTCCTCGGCGATGCGGCGGGCGAGCGTCGTCTTGCCGGTGCCGGCATAGCCGAACAGCCGGAACACCTGCGATCCCCCGTCCCGCCGCCACGCGGCGATCGCCTTCAGCGCCGCGTCCTGCTGCGGCGCGTAGGCGGCCGGCAGACCCGCACTCAC